TTAGTGTACGAATGAGGGGCATTCGGAATATCAGCATGATGGGATGCTAGGCATAATGCTATGCTTACGAATATCAGTAGCGCCCAGGCGGGCACAAGTGCATTCGGAATATCGGAAGGGGGCATTAGGGTAATCAGTAATTCGGTTTATCCCTCTCTTGTCTTACGAAAGACAGCAAATGAGAACGAAAGGTGAATCATATGTTATCGTTCACTAGGCGTTCTCTTTCCTGCGACATGCTGTCACAGTGACAATGTAAGGGAAATAGGCGACAACTTCATTTGGTTTAAGTCTTGTTCCGGTTTATACTGTTTCAGTAAATCGGAATTCGGTTAATAGGAAGCACGGCACTTGTGCAACGCCTTCCTAACCTCTGGCTCTTTGACAAGTGAATAACTGGCAACGTAGCTTTCACCTATCCCGCCGAGGGAAAGGGCTAGGCTATGTTTAAAGACGTTCATAATAAACTACGTCAGGCATATGACGCTTGCGCCATAGGCGATAAGTGTCACGCTCTAATGTTGATCTATGAAGCGCTAGAGATAGCGCGACTAACTGACAATCGAGTATTGCGCGCGCATATCGTGCAATGTTCGGAGCGTGTGAAGGCAATCTAACTAACGTCAACTCTAACATGCGGGATAGATGCAAGCTTCGTTGCTGGAAAGCTAACCAACCGCCAACCGATATGACAGGTTGCGGCGTTAGTTCCTACCGTTCCAAGATGCACGTTCATTCAATACTGATAATCAGCATTGGCGTGCATCTATAACGGTAAGGAGAATACAAATGGCTATCAATGCAACTCCGCGCATTCGTGACGCTGCTTTCCGCTTTGCGAAGATCATTCGCGAGGATGAACAGTTCATGGAAGATGTTACTAATAACATCATCGCGATTGAAACGGGCAAGCGTAGTTCAATGACGCTTCTTTGGGACTTGAAGCATATCAAGGATATCGACACTTCCGCCTTTCCGAAAGTCGGCTCGGTTGAGCCAAAGGCGAAAGCTGATGTCAATATCTTGTATGACTGGTATCAGACTAGCGACAAGAAAGACGGTCGTTTCTATTACGATTTGTGCGAGGCACTTGATCCGGACTTGTTCGCTCTTAATCGAGCGTTCACGGAATACAATCGCAGTAAGACTGATAACAAGGATGAACTAGCAAAGACTATCCCGAGCACCCGCTCTGAAAATTTCTTCCGTTCATTCCAACATGCAACGGAAGATTTGGCAGCGATCACCAAGAAATATAATCGCCGCTGGTCTAGCTTCACTGACATGATTATCAAGGCGGCTGCGACGGAGCAGATTGTTGCTAGGTTGAATACCGAAACAACGAAATGCTTCATTCGTGAAAAGAAGGACAAAGACGGAAAGGTGATAGGTTACGACGAAAGCCCGTCTCCAATCTCGTTTAGCAATCAACCGGCAATGGTTAAGGACCCTGATAACGTAGCGTTCAAGTCCGTTATCTGGTCCGTCGGAACGCTTAACATTCTTGAGCGTGAAGTACGGAATGAGAAAGGCGAGGGAACGGGCTTCACGCAACTAGACGTTCTCTTTAACAAGGGTGAAGTTACCTTTGAGACTGTCACGGGCTTGCTTAAGAGGCAGGCCCCAGAGAAAGAGAAGGTTGACCGCGCGTCAGTCCTCAAATCTCTTAAGGCTGAAAAGCCTGAGGAGGTTGAGACTGTGTTGAATGTGCTGGCAGGGTATTTCTTGGATTTCAAATCGGATGGCTCGATATCTGTTATCGAACGTGTTGAAACGAAATTCTTAGATTACCTGAAGCCTGCCACTCACGACGAAACCGTGGTGGTAGCGACTAAGCTTGCGGAAGTGTTTGACAGTATCGCAAGCAAGCTTGACGGGCGGTATGTTCGCATTCGTCCGCAGGGTGACGCTGCTACGCCTGGGCCTGAGGAGAAGGCAGCCTAACGAGTAACGACTAATCAAACCCCAGTGGCTTAACCGCTACTGGGGTTTTTCTTTTGCCCGCCTAGCCCCTTCCGATATTCCGAATGCACTTGTGCCCGCCTGGGCGCTACTGATATTCGTAAGCATAGCATTATGCCTAGCATCCCATCATGCTGATATTCCGAATGCCCCTCATTCGTACACTAATGATGCTGCTAATCCGAACTGCCATCGTGCTACTGATTATCATCATGCACCCGCATCTAATCACTTCAAGCTTAAAACATTCTCAGGCTAGTCTATTCATCCGCCTGGGTCCCCCCTATGTGTGGGGGTGGGGGTGGGCCATAGGCTGCAGAAGTCACCTCATATATATCGTACAAAAATTATGAAAAACCAAAGTTGTATTCTAGTGGAGAATAAGCTAGGATACAGAAGTCACTCATATGTCAATAGATACCCTCTATGTACATTAGATGCCACTATATACTGTATTCACCACCATTACAACCCTAATAATTCCTCCCTCCTCTATGTCTACTGGAAGTAATTAGGCTATCCAGAAGTACCTTATTGACCCCCATGATGATAGGTTTTTACGAGCGCAGCGAGTATATCAGAAGCTGTAGATACCATACGGTGGGTGGTGTTGTGGGGGAGGGATGCAGAAGCTACCCATACCCCTCTTTTAGATAGGCCCTAGGATTCAATTAGAAGCCCACTGGTGCGTTCTACAAGCTTTTGGCTACTAGGGTAGCTGAAAGTTGAATAAGCTCTCCACGGCCTTCCCTAGCCTTTTAAGGCCCTACTCCATTTGACTCAAGGACTTCCTCATGAGATAATACTTGAAGCTGGAAAAAGAAATGTTTCTTATTCAGCGGTTAACTGGAGAAGGGAGTTACCCATATGGAGAAACCTAAGGACATTCTAGCGGTGAACATGACCGGCCAGCCCATGAACCCTGAGGATTGGAAGAAGGGTACTAAGGCTATGGTCATAGGTGTAGCCTCATTCGTGGGGAATTACACTCAAAGTACCACGTGTGTCTCCAATACACATGATGGTGTCTACTTGATTGATTACGTGTTGGGTGGTCGCATCCAACCAACCATTCGCGTCGAGGGGAACAAGGTCATCATCCCTCGGGGTACAGACTTGGAACTCTCCCTGAGACTGCTTGAGGAGGGATTCTGAACATGATGGCATTCGTCGATTGGATTAATCCCAAGTGCCGTAGTTCCAGAGGTAGCTTCTACTTCTGCTGGTATGAAACCGTAGGCGGTAAGGTTTCATGCCAGACCTATGATGCCACTGTAATCTCCCCCAAGAGCTTGCAGAAGCATCAGATAACCGCCGCAGAAGCCAACCTTCCCTTGGTTGAGTTGGCTAAGATTTATCCGTACATAGGAGGGGAGGAGTGACGGAAATATTCATCAATCTCATGACAATATGGGCAATCGTAGTCATTGTGTGGATTGTCTATCGTTGTTTCTTGGAAGGAAGGTAACTATGAAAAAGGTAAAACCTTTTAAGGGTTACATTCAAGATTGGAAATGGGTACACTTTCCGGATGGAAAGGTTGTGCAAGGAATGCCTATAGGACACCCTGACTTTTCAGGATGGATTAGGACTTCTAAGGTTGTGAAGGAAACTCCGTGTGAGAACGGGGTGGATACCGCAATCGAAACCCTGAACAGCCGGTATATCTTAATGGGCATGCCTATCCGGTTAACGCATACAAACTTGGAGACCTACTAGATATGGGCGACGTAACTGGACCAATTTCAACGCTTCCCGGCCGCCGGCACGAATTGCCGGAAGGCACGATGTGCGACGTACATCCTGACCGCGCTGCCGTTGTGCGCGTGCAGGGAGAGACGGATTCATTCGGCTGCGAAATGAACGATTGCTGCCAAGAATGCTTCGACAAAATCCGCGAATATGAGCGGTCGGATGAGGCCCGCACCGGCAAATGCGACTGGTGTAAGAAGGATGCGACCGATTTAGCTGACAAGCGGGACATCGACGAAGGCATGTGCGGCCCTGTCTATCGGGTCTGCGGCGCCTGCCGTAAGCGATACGACGACGAAATTCAAAAAGAGTTGGATTACTATGACAACGGCTATGACGATTGCGTCGAGGATGATCGGCCATGAGCATCCAGCGATCGAACACAAGATGTAGGGCTGTATGTCTTAACCGGATAAGCATGTTAATGGGTAAAGGGGATATGTGTGGCGACATATCTAGCACTCTGTAGATGCGGTCAACGTGTCTATACAATTCAGGACTTCAATACCCACTCTATGTCTCCCTCAAGTAATCATAGTTGGGTGGATGTTCCCGATACACTAATGGTTCACTATCCCAAGGGATGGAAACCAACACCAAAGCGTAGGCGTATTAGGGTATGTAGAAGCTGTAGTGCACCTTACGATTGTAAGGCATTCAGAAGATGTACTAGGAGGGAAGGGCTATGATCTACGTAGAACGACGGACTCAAACTAAGGACGGTGAGGTAATCGTCCGTGATCCTGTACCTAGTGTACGGGAAGCGTTGATAAAAATTTATGGGTTGATGTGCGATGGTTTCTACAACGCACGCAATCAGCACAGTCAGATCGTCTGTGCCCAAGAAGGTACTCTCTACCCACCAATCGTTAACCCTGCGTCGATGATGTATCCCGCAGGGCTGTTCTTCTCCAATGATCTAGGTGGTCACACCCTAGTATGTTGGAATGAATATACCCATGACATGCCTGTGGGTGTGAGTGTCAAGAGAGGTGTCTCGCGATGACTTTGGATTCGTTCCTGTTCCAATTCATAGGTACTGCTTTTATAGCAGTAGGCCTAATCTCAATAGGTGTAGGAGCTACCATGATGAATTGCAAGAAGGTCACCTACGCAGGCAGAATGGTAGGCGTACAGAGTGATTCAGAAGCCTATTTGGAGTACCCATCTAAGGCCGTAGACTTCTACCAAAATCTAGGTTGGGTAGTCGTCTCAGTGGAGTGGTGCGGTTATGGTCCCTACCAAAAATGTTATGCACGGCTGGTAGCCCCGAAATCCGAGAAGAAGGAGTAATAAGCTCTACCTTCAGTTGACTTAAGCGTTGTGTTGGCGTAATATATTAGGAATGGGAAAGCTATGGAGGGATTAAATGAAGCGTCAAAAACGTATGAAGAAACACCACCTTAAACGGTGGAGTTCTTCCATCGTCAATGGGTATTACGGCGCTAAGAAGTACGAGATTGCAGACGCAATGCGTAGCTCAGGCTATAGAGAGTGTGCCAAATCTCTCGCCGTACACAATACCGATAAGTTCATATCTCTATTCATCACTAAGCCTCGTCAGCAATCCATAGACAGGGCTAAGATCGAAGTGTTTAAGAACCGTCTGGAAGAGTTTGTTAGTATCTCCCAGATGGAACGTCAGATTGTCTTGCGTAATACCGTCGAAGAGCATTTGTCTCTTGTGTACGGACATACTGGATGTATTCTGGTACAGTCTGATAACAACGGTACCATCAAGCGATCCGTACTGTACCCCAGTAGCGTAGTAGCTATTGATCGCGTTAAAGATCACAGAATTATTTGGGTGGAAACAATCCACGCAACACCTCCTCCTGCTTGCACGTAGTGCCCTCCCTTAGCCCCGCTACGTGTATAGAGAACCCCGGCAGCCTTAACTGGTTGTCGGGGGTTTTCCTGTTGAGCGACGGAGGAATTCTTCATGCAGGAGAAGGTAGCTATCTTCATTGATGCAGCTAATCTCAGTTACGTGTGTAAAGCCCTACAAGCTAATATCGACTTCAATAAATTTCTCCCCCACCTGCGTTCCGAGTATCAATGGGACATCGTGAACGCTTTCTTCTACACCGCCCTCGTCAAAGACGAGAAGAGCGGTTTCATCAGCCGTCACAACCAGATGGATTGGCTCAGATATCACGGCTTCACAACCAAGGTGAAGCAGGCCAAACAGTACACGCGTGCAGACGGTACAATCCGGACTAAAGGGAATATGGACATTGAGATAGCCGTAGGGATGATGCGCGCTGCTGAAAGCCGCAACATCCAACGGCTCGTCCTCATGTCTGGTGACGGGGACTTCCGTGAGTTGATTGAGTACCTTCAGGAAACTAAAGGTATTCCGGTCACGGTCATGTCTACTAAACCTCTTGTCTCTAATGACCTTAGAGCAGTGTGCAATCAATACGTGGACATACGTTCCTTCATCCACCTCGTGGAAGAACGTAAGCAGCACGTGGAGGTTGTAAAGGCGAGTTCCATTGTAGATATGCTGCACTCTAAACGCAGGGGAGTTAAATGATCGAGGAGATTGATTGGAAGAACTGGTTCGACAAGTTCGATCACACGTTGATCGGTATGTTGTTCGGACTGGTTGTTGCGGTGTTGATCATAATGCTGTTCCACACCGTAGAGAAACTTACAGCATCTTGGAGGGGTGCGAGGAAAATGCGCAGGGCAGAAGAAGAGCGAGTGAAGCGAGCCATCGCTACAATATTGGTAGATGGCTTCGATGAAGCATGTTTGAAAGACCCATCCGATCCGGACTACATAGACCGTAAGACCGGGTGGGAATGGCTGCGTAGATTTGGCCATGTTCTGTCTATTAAAGACATTGTACCCAAGAATGAAGTAATGATGAAGGAGAGACTTCAGGCTAAGTTTCTCCCTCCAGAGATCGCCGCTACGGCACCTAAAAACCTGTCATCAGGGGGTTCGGATGCGGCTAAGAATTCCATAGTCGAGCTTCTTGAGAGCATCAAAGCTCCACAGAAGGCCGCCTAGGGAAACCACCGTCTATTAACATAGAAAGCAGGAGAACTAAACTATGTATAACGGCGCAATTATTGCCATGAAGGCGAAGAACCAGATGATCCCGAATGCTTTTTGGGACAAGGTTCTCCCCGAATATGGCAAGGTATTGGGTGTGTCAGTGGTGGATGGCAAGAGCCTACTGGCTCTCCCCAATATCCCCAAGGGCAACATCAACAAGGATGCCTTGAACGGCTTGCAAGAGAAGTTCAAGTCCGCCTCAATCCTCTTCTTCTTGGGGGATTTCGAGGATGGTTTCCAGTCCTACAGCGTACAGCCCTTCACGGTGCTGTCCGATAAGGACAACAATCCCATTCTGTCTTGCTTCACAGAAGCTTCATTTAACAATTACAAGCAGGAGAAGGGTACTCACAGCCCTGCTTTCTACGCCTTCAACGAATTTATTATTGAGGAAATCAAGGATGCCTACGATAAGTGCAAGGGAGACCTTGACGCTCTCATGGGCATGCTCCGAGAGGACAAGCGACTGCGAACCAAGATGCAGGGTGTTCTGTCTCCCTCGGGAACTATGGTCTTCATGGCTAATACCAGTGAGATCGTGAAGGTCTTTACTGGTGAGGACGGTCAACCGGAAGAGTTCTCCTTCGGTTGGGCTACTCAAAGCTGCGGCTACCGTGAGGACAAGGAAGAAGATGAGGAGAAGCTCGTCAAAGCCTTTTCAGGGGAAAAGGAAGAGAAAACCAAAGAGCCTTCTGTTATGGATAAGCTTTTTGGTGATACCAAAGCTTCCGTTGAGCTGCCGCCTGCCATCCAAGAAGAAGAGGAGAAGCCGGAGGTTGAAGCTAAACCTGCGGAAGAAGAGCAGAAGCCTGAGGAAGAGTTTGAAGAAGTCAAGATAACCATTCCTGAGGCGATGAAGAGCAAGCAGCAGAAAAAGGACTGGTGGCGTGCTCAGCTCGGCTTCCTGCCGTCGAACTATATTAAGCGCGAGACCTTCCTCGTGAAGCGGTATCCTAAGACGGGAGTACTGATCGGTGAAGACGACACCAAACTTGTCCACGGAAAGACATACAAGTCTTTCTATGACGCCGCTGTTGCTATGGCTAATAATCGTGGCGTTGGTAACGCTGGCAAGGATACTGCACCTCACCACATCCCCGCCACCGAAACTGCCGTCAAGCCCCCTGCAGTCGAGCCCAAGCAAGAAGAAGCTCCCGTCAAAGACCTTTCCAGCTCCATCAGCACCCTCTCAGCTGAGGATCGCAAGGCCATTGCCAAGGACTTCCTCGACAGCGCACCTGTGAAGAAGTCGTTGGATAACCACGCCAACGAGATCATGGACCCGGAGAAGATGAAGACCGAGTTGGCTAAGTACAAGACCTTCACCGAGGAAATGTCCATCAAGCTGACGGACACCTTCAAGTGGAATAAGGATGCTCTCAAGCATCTGGCTAAGGTTAATCTGGATGGGTTCATCCTTCTCTTCCTTGAGAACCAGATGGCCAATCCAGCATTCAAGAAATATCTTGCTGAGACCCGCAAGCCCGTAGACAAGCCCGCCGAAGCCCCCTCGGCAGAGCAGAAGCCGAAGCAACGAGTTCAGCTGCCGCTGTAAAGCCCCTCCTCCCACGGCAGCTTAACTGAGGGAGGGAGAGTGTCGCCTTACCGTGCTCTCCCTCTCTCTTTCTTTCCAACCAACGCTTCGGAGACAACCCCCATGAGTTTCTTTACTAGTCGAGATGCCCTCAAGAGAGCCATGCTCGATATCCAGACTACAGCTAGTGAATACAGCAAATGGACTCCGGATGTAGTTCATTTGGAGTCCCATGCCTTTCAACTCCTCTTTGTCTATGATCGTCTGCAACCTGATTTCCCTGACTACGAAAAGGTGGTCAAAGAGCATGTGATCCATGCTGGCATTGCATTCACGAATGAGAAGTTTGTGATGCAGAAGTTCTGTCTGGGTAAGGACTCATACCCGATTATCCAGCGGAAAGATAAGTACATCCTCACCCCACCACGCAGGATCAAAGGGCAGCTCTATTACATCCAGTCCGAGGTGATCAAAGAGCTTGACTCGATGGCTCGGAATGGGATAGAGTTCAAGCGAGAGCTTCTTGAAATCTACATGCCCTACACCCATCTCAAGAAGCCTGCTCCCATGCTGTACGGCAAGGAGCGTGAAGAAGCGATGGCTAGGGGTGAGCCTGAGGGTCGAACGCGAGCTGAATATCTCGCAGTGTTCGGCACCGAACATCCTTCCTTCCACATTAAGAAGCATAAGATTTTGAAAGCCTACGGATATGTAGGTATCAATGATTACTGGGATGGAGTATCCAACCCAGAAGAATTCGAAGGGATCACCAACATGAGTTGGGGCAATGTGCAGGCATTCAAAGCACATGATCCTGGTATTGGAACCTACTACCATTTCACCAAGAGAGAGTTATTTGACAAATAGTAAAATTGTTCAAGCACATTTACCATGCCCAGACGCCGAAGGTTGTGGCTCCTCTGATGCGTACGCAATCTGGGATGATGGGCATGGTTTCTGCTTTTCCTGTAATAAAGCATTCAATAAAGAACGTAAGGGATATATTGAGCCAGAATTTACTTATGAATATTTACCTAGACGTAATATCTCAGCTGAGACATTTAGATTTTTCGAGACAAAGACGAAGGTAAATGGCGACGGTAAACCTGTTGCAGTTGGGTATAAGTACCCCAACGGAAGTTATAAAATTAGAAACTTAGAGAAGAAAGAGTTCTACACCGAAGGTGACATCTCTAAGGCAGGACTGTTCGGCAGAGATAAGTTTGCCGCAGGCGGGTCACGCTATGTGACCGTAACAGAAGGGGAAGATGATGCTCACAGTCTTTACGAGGTCTTGCAAGGCCCTGTCGTCTCTGTTAAATCTGCTAGTAGTGCTGTTTCTGATTGTACTGCTGATTGGGAATGGCTCAATTCCTTTGAACGCATCTATCTCGCGTTCGACAGTGATGCAGCCGGTAGAGAAGCTCTGTCAAAAGTTGCAAGACTCTTCGATTATAACAAAATCTACCACGTCAAGTTCACCAATCGAAAAGACGCAACCGACTACCTCGAACACGGGGAGCGTCAGCAATTAAAGAACATTTGGTGGAATTCCAAGAAGTATCTGCCTGACAGCATCGTCTCGTCATTCAGCGACTTTAAGGACATTCTATCTAAGCCTGATCCCGTGGGTATCCCATACCCATTCCCCACGCTGACTAGAATGACGTATGGGATACGCCCCGGTGAGAGTGTACTGATCACTGCCCAAGAGGGCGTAGGTAAAACGGAGGTGATGCATGCTATCGAATACCAGCTTCTTAAATACACCGATGATGCGGTCGGTGCGATATTTTTGGAAGAGCCGAAGAAACGTCATCTACAAGCCATCGCTGGAATTGAGTTACAGAAGCCTGTCCGCCTGCCGAATTCTGGCGTCAGCGATGAGGAAACATTCGATGCAGTACAGAGGGTTGTACGAGAAGATGATCGTCTTCATGTCTATTCTCATTTCGGGTCAGATGATCCAGAAGTTATTCTCGACACTATACGATTTCTCGTCTCTGCGCGTAACTGTCGTTATATTCTTCTTGATCATATCACTATGGTTGTGTCGGGTCTTGCCGGAGAAGAAGAACGACGGGCCCTAGACTATCTTACGACTAGATTGGAGATGATGGTCCAAGAGTTAAACTTCTCTCTAATCTTTGTCTCTCATGTGAACGACCACGGACAGACTCGTGGGTCTCGTTACATCGGTAAGATATGTCACATTCGTATTGATCTAACCCGTGACGTGGAAAACGGTAGTAACGAAATCCACCTGTCTGTGCCGAAGAATAGATTTGGAATGAAGACTGGACCGGCTGGTGTCATTGTATTCGATCCAGAGAAATATCAGTTCCGTGAGTTGGGTGATGAAGGTTTCGCAGCCAACGCAAACGAAGAATACAATGGACACAAGGTACGAGCTGAAGATCAATCCTGATCGAAGTACGGGATTGTACAGAATTCATTTGGTTAAGAAATACGACTCAGGCTACCAGCAAGAAGAGCTGGTGGAGTACGCCGATAACTTAGATGCAGGGCTGAGGCGGTGTGATGAACTCAATAAAACACTGGGATGATATGAACTACTGGTCGTCTGACGACTGGAGGAAAGTTCAGGAGAGACTTGATGAAGCTGGAGATCGTGTTCTGCCTGTTCGGGAGTGCCTATTTAGCGCTCTTGACCTATGCAGCCTTGAACGTACTAGGGTTGTTCTTCTAGGGCAGGACTCTTACTGCAGCAAAGAAGCAGCTACGGGTGTGGCATTTTCAGTGCCTAAAACCTGTCATAAGCCGCCCACGTTACGCAATATTTTAGCTGAGTTGAAGGCTGACCTTCACTATGAGGCACAGCACGGTGATCTCACCGGCTGGTGTGAGCAAGGGGTCTTGTTGTGGAATGTAATCCCTTCTGTACTCTGGCAATACGGCCCCTTGTCTTGCTCTCATTGGGAGTGGTCTTCTCTCACCAAGGAAATTCTGTTGACTTTGACCACCAAACCTGTAGTATTCGTACTGATGGGGGTTAGAGCCAGAAGTTATAGTGATATAATTAATCACGAAGAAAGCTATGCCGAGATAATTGAGACGGGCCATCCGTCTCCGTTAGCACAGAACAGCCGAAGTAAATCCACTGCTAAATTTATCGGTTCCCGCGTCTTTTCTAGAGTGAACGAACTACTTACTCTACATAGAATGGAGCCGATAGACTGGTCAAAAGGACTAGTCTGAAACAAGAGCAGGGGAGAACCATGAATGCTCTTTCATGGAAAAACTACAAGACCGTTCCGTGTCAGCATGGCCATGCGCATATTTGGATGCATGGGCGCTATGTTTGCATGGGCTGTGCTAGTCCAAACTATCGGTATGAGTTCTCGAAAGAAATTAGAATAATAACAACAATGGGGATAACCCATGTCGAGGAAACGCCTTCCCAACCAGATACTGGATGACGAAGGACAACGGGCTCTAGCTGCTGCTGTCGTCGCCGGTAAGATGGTGAAACAAGCAGCAGCGGAGTTCGGAATATCCGTCAGCCGGGCCTATGAAATCGTGAATAAACTCTGTATTACGCAGAGGGTGTTCAGGAAGCCATTAGAAGCCCGTACAGAAGAGTAAATTCAAGGGCTACCCTAGTAGCTCCAATCAATAAAAACGCACCCACGGCCTTCTAATGGCGTTTAAAAGGGTGTCTAGAAAGGATAGTCGATAATGGAAGTTAAAACGGACGAGAAGGAGCAGGAAATGGTGCCTAAGGCTCCTTGGATACCCCGTGTAGTCACTGGGGGTAAGGACGGTGGAAGTCATAAGTTTGGTGACGGTCCTGACTGGCTTAGGGACCTGCCTACCGGGTCTACTTTCTTAGCTCAGGACAAGCATTTCAATAATGTCCGTGAAGATAAGTATTGGGTGCTCGGTGGTCCATTCACTGTAACCTTCCGTACTCATAACGGTCGAGGTGTGGTACTGGCAGCTGAGAGCCCCACCGGACAACATGCATTCATGCCTGTGGATAGCCTCAGGTTCAGCAGCAAGTACTCTCTGTTTGATATCCTTAATCTGGGTGACGGTAAAGCTATCGCACCTACAGAATTCAACGAAGAAGAAGCTCCAGAAGGAGACAAGAAAGATGGTAGTGAAGGGTCCGTACAGCCTTGATGATTGGGAGACGATGTTGAACTATAAGTTCCGTTATTTCCCTCACATGGAACGTCAGAACAAGAAGTTTAACGGTCGCTATGAAGATCGTATTAACCGCGAGAAAGAGCGATATAAAGAATATCTATTGAAAGAGGTAGCATAGCTTGATTAGTACAATTGCTGGATGCGTCATGATGGTGGCTTCCTATTATGGAGGTGGAGATGGACTCTGTGGAAGCAAAACTGCAAGCGGACAAAGATTTGATTGTTCGCAACATACGGCAGCACATAGAAACCTGCCATTTGGAACTCGCCTTTCTGTCTCACGTAACGGGCAGACCGTTGACGTTCGCATTAACGATAGAGGTCCTTTTATCCGCGGAAGGCATCTCGATTTGTCACTCAGCGCGGCTAAAGCCATCGGATTACACAAAGTAGGTGTAGGAAAGGTTATGGTGTGTCAGAAGTAGAAGAGTCCGAACCCGTTAATACTAAAACTAGAGGTGAGAATGCTCTCTGGAAACACTGGGCTATTGAGCTGGGCTATGAAGACACAACCTATGAAGATAGTAATGGTGTTGTAGGACCCAAAGCGGGTTTTGTTCTAGATGCTTGGGAACAAGGCTACGTAGAAGCTTGGGAGACACAGCAGAAGAAGATTAGAGATATTGAATCTTATCATGCTCGTGAAATCCATGACCGAGGTATGCTTGATTACTATAAAGGTTATGAAGCTGGTCTAAAGAATGCTAAAACACATTTGATTAAAATGATGGTTGAAGAGGATAAGTCCAATGAAGGACAGAACTAAAGAAATTATTTACGGATTGACTATGTATATGGCTGGTGGTATTACTATGCTGATTATGTGTCTTGCATATGCCAGCTTCCATCTCCACGCTGTATGTTCTAGTCCTGAGCACTGCATTATTATTTGGAAATAAAATGCCTTTTGTTGAACACAGGTTTGGTAAAAATTTACTGCTAAAAGCAGACGGCAATAAACACTATGTCTCTTGGTTGCCTCCTAAGACAAGCAACAGTCCTTATCCCGTCTTCTGTCAAGATGGAGATGAGGGAGGAGAGACAGCATTCTTTAATGGGGATAATTTTTTAATTCTTAATGGAGATCACCGTAAAGGATATGAAGAGTTGTATCCTGATTTAGATTTGTGTACTAAATATTTTTGGGATCATATAGATCAGGCATCTTCTTGGTCCGAGCATACAAGTAAAACCCCTAACCGTTTTGATAAAGCTTGAGAGTAATCTGTGACATAGAAGCTAACGGGTTAGAGAACCCAACGGAAATCTGGTGTGTAGTCTGTAAAGACATAGACACTGGAGAGATACACATATTTAGAAATGTAACAAATGATGCAAATGATAAAAGACGTTTTCATAGCTTCTGCACTTGTGTGGACTATATTGTTGGCCACAATTGGCTCGGTTACGACGGGCCTGTACTTCGCAAACTACTTGGGTGGGATACCATCTCAGGCAGTGTGCAGGTCATCGACACCTTAATCATAAGTAAACTTGTAGACTATTCCAGACCCAATGGACATTCAATTGAAGCTTATGGACTTGAGTTTGGTTATCCAAAGGGAGTATTTACAGACTTCTCTCACTACTCAGATGCTATGGTGGAATACTGCCAGAGAGACGTGGAAATCACAGAGAAAGTCTATAAGAAATACAGACGCATTATTGAAGATGCCGCTTGGCAACCATCCATTAAGGTAGAACATGATTTCCAGCTTATTGTTAATGATCTGCATGATAATGGTTTTGCTTTCAATTCCATCAAAGCCCAGAAAATATTAGATGAAGTGACTGCTTCTCTAACGTCTCTAGACAAAGAGATTGCAGATGCGTTCCCTGAAAGACTTAAACTTATTAAGGAAATTCACCCTAAGCTCACTAAGCACGGTACTCTATCGCGTACTGACTTTAGATGGGTGGCAGATGGTGACTTGTCTATTTATAATGGGGGTCCTTTTAGTCGTTGTGAATGGACTGCTTTTAATCCATCTAGTCCTAAGCAGATCATTGAAATTCTTAATAACGCTGGCTGGTCTCCAATAAACAAAACTAAAACTCATATTACAACTGAAAGAGAGTACAATCGTCTCAAGCGTTCTCGACAAGCCGATGCCTTAGTTGACTTAAGGCTTAAAGAGTTGTATATTAAAATGGAAGGGTTGAGAAAGACCGGCTGGAAAGTTGATGAAGAAAACCTTTCCACCCTCCCCCCCTCCGCTCCTGCTCCCTCCCGCCTCTTGGCTAAGCGTATTCTGCTGGAGTCCCGACGAAGGACTCTCACAGAATGGCTTAGCCTTGTAGGGGAAGATGGACGCATCCACGGGCGCTTCTTCGGTATCGGGGCATGGACCCACCGAATGGCCCACCAAAATCCCAATACAGCTAACATTCCCAATGAATATGATACGAATGGGAATAAGAAGCTCTACGGGAAAGAGATGCGCTCCCTATGGGTAGCCCCCCGAAATAGATTGCTGATTGGTGTTGATGCAGAAGGCATTCAGCTACGCATCTTCGCCCACTACATAAATGACGCTGAGTTCACTCAATCATTGGTAGAAGGGAAGAAGGATGACAAAACCGATCCACATTCGCTCAACCAAAGGATACTTGGTAGTGCGTGTAAGTCTAGAGCCGCTGCTAAACGATTTATCTACGCTCTGCTCTTGGGAGCGGGAATGCAGAAATTATCTGAAATTCTTGCAGCATCAAATACCGAAACCCAACAAGCTCTTGATCGTTTACTTACCCGATACACTGGATGGGCTGTTCTTAAGGAACAGGTATTTCCGAAGGATGCGACGCGCGGCTATTTCGTTGGGTTGGACGGTAGAAAGGTCAGTATACCGGGAGAAACGGAAGGTACCCGAAGACATCTGGCAATGTCGGGATACCTCCAGTCTGGAGAAGCGGTTTGCATGAAGCTGGCCACTCTCAAATTCTACCCGGAGATGCAGGCACTAGGAGGCAAGTTAGTTAATTTTGTTCACGACGAATGGCAGTCTGAATGCAAGAATAATATGGAGGTCGCAATCCACATAGCAAAACTAAAAGCAGATGCCCTACGACAAGTAGGGGAAGATTTAAAACTTAATTGTCCTCTAGCAGGTAGCTATTGGAACGATGACCTGAAAGATTATACAATCGGTACGAATTGGAGTGTAACACATTGAATATTAATAAGATTGAAAATGGCTTCACAGTAAGTTTTTATGACGGTGAAGACTCTTGGAAAGAGAATGAAAAGGTTTATGCATTCACTACTTGGAGTGATGCAGTTAATTGGCTAAAAGATAATGGATATAAAGTATGACGTTGTATGAAGTTGATTATTCAATGTTAGTGCCTGAGTACGGTGTACTAAATATTGAGGCTGTAGATGCGAACGACGCTGAGATGAAGGCTCTGAACCAACTGACTTCAGACGCCCCTCACGCAAATAATGTAGAAATTGAAGCTGTGAAAGAAATTTCCTAAATGGCTATTATTGAACTAGAAGGTGAGTTGTCTTGGGTCAAGGCAGTTACTCCCGATGAGTACGAGGGTAAGCGTAACTGGTCTGCCTGTACGACACTCAGCCCCGATGCCCTACAGACTATTATGGAACTGAAGGCAGAAGGTGTTAAGAACGTCCTTAAGAAGGACGATCAGAACCGTTGGTATATTAAGGTCTCTCGCCGTGACGGCATTTATAAGGGAGACAAGATGACTAAGGTGCTTAGCCCGCCTGTAGTCACAGACATCGAAGGTAACATCATCGATGGTGATACCATCGGTAATGGTTCTAAGGGTATCCTGAGAGTGGATGTGTACGAGCATCCAGTTAAGGGTGGCTCTAAGGCTAAAGCCATGCGTCTTGAGAGTATCAAGATCACTGAGCTTAAGAAACGCGGGGAGTAGCGGCGCGGCGTAGCTCCCTACGGCTTGGACTGAGGAATCCATCCAAGTGTTACTAGGCTGAAGGCTCAGATAAAGCCTAGTTTCAATTATAAATTAGGTACTAGTGGAAACCACTCGTCTTTCCCCCTGAAGGAAAGCGTAACAGCCACCATCCATCCGAATATCTATGCACTCGGGTTGTGCGTCAGAAAAAGGTTGGGTCCCAGAGTTGTGAACTGGTAGTGCTGAGGAGATCGCTGCATCCTTCCAACGGTTGATCTGCGAACCCTCCCACCTCACTCAGACTTGAGGAAGTAGTTTGGGGTGCAGCTTCGGTTGCGAAGCAAACTGGCCGTTTGCCACTTTCCACCAGTCTAAGATGGAGAAAGCTCAATAACCCTCCTAACGGTGAGGTTATGGCAACCAGACCGTCCCGCATCTATGCCGGAGACCACCGGCAGCTCATTTCTGATTCGGAAATGAGCAGCAAATAGCAAGTCGCTAAAACTAAACGGTGGGCATGACACCTAGTAGGTTTGGCAGATAGATGCCGAGGTCAATCCTTCCTCAGAAGGATATTCAACCGACTAAACGTCCTATCCCTAGAGGGTATGAAAGCGTAGTACGTAGCGGGTGGTGCTGCCATCGGTTATCTACTACTGCCTCCCGTCAAAGTGCTCCGGCAGGAAGGCTTGACGAACCTCTGCCGTCGAAAAGACCTAACGCACGAATACACCTACATGTTGGCCGAAAGTTACAGATGCCTGTGAACAGTACCACCGGATGGTATAGTGGCGGTTCGATCCCTCCAACGCTTGGTAGCAGACCAGCGGAGCTGTTCGGAAGTATGGGCAAGTCTGAGCGGAGGCAGCCTCCTGCAAAGAGGTAAATTCTGGGGTGACGACCAGAACATGTTCTTACTGGGTGGAAAGGGCCGGTTCGAGTACCATAAGGTGGTGACAACCGACTTAACGCGAGACTGTTGATGCGAATATGCGTCCCATTAGCGCAGAAAGCTCTCAGGTGTCGGCAAGTGCCTAACTCTGTCTCGGACGCCGCGGACACTTCCCAGAGTGGAATACATGCCGGGATGTCCTACACACCGCTAAACCTAGGTTTTTAGTACCCCAACTAATATCGACCGTTACATGGTTGAAAACGAAGGTGGGAATTCACTAGACAGGTTGACAGAGCAGATTACCAACCCTTCGCGCAACCTACACGCCGTGTCGAAAGCGTGTCCAAACTCCATAGGAGTATAGCTGTGAAGAAGACGTACTCAGTCAGCGGAGTAGCACTTCACAAAGTAGGAGCAGGGATTTTCTCTGTCTCTCTATTAGCTTATCACAACTGGAGGCCCCCTTAACCTCCCCTGTATGTGGGGAGATAAATTAATAAGAACAATGGAGCATCACCCATGTGGCCGTACACTCAACCATTCATCATGATGCCCGGTCAAACTCAATCGGGTAATAACTACTCGACCAAAGATATGAAGAAATTCTACAAAGCTTTTATTCAGGCACAGCGCGAACTGGACGCAGCTAAGAAGCCTGAGGAAAAGAAGAAGGAAGAGAACAAAGCACCGTCCATGACTGCCAAGGAAATGTTGGCTTGGACTACCCTCTTCTCCCCAATCGTCGGATTGGGAATGATTAATCTCTACATCGTTTGTTATAACCAGATGAAGGTGGCGCTACAGACGCTACATTGAGAGGGCATTATGGCAGATATTTGGTTTATCTCAGACACACACTTCTTCCACGAAAACATTATTCAATACTGTGGGCGTCCTTTTAAAGATGCTGAATTTATGAATGAATACCTGATCCAGATGTGGAATGAGACTGTAAAGCCTCAGGATAAAATTTACCATCTGGGAGATGTTGGTTTAGGATTTGGTGGGGACGACGATAAACTCATGCGCCTTCTCTCTCGTTTGAATGGGCATAAGAGATTGATTGTCGGTAACCACGACAATCTTAAATCCAAAGCTCTTCAGAATAATTTTGAGAGGATTGAACTGTGGGCTGGCCGTAAGGAATGGGATTTCACTTGCACACACGTCCCTATGGACCAGAGGCATCTCAGAGATGGGTGGATCAATGTCCACGGACATCTCCACAATAACCCCAGTCCAGAATTCTATCAAATCTCTGTTTGTGTAGAACAGATTGACTATAAACCCATCCATTTGGATGACATTAAAGCTAAGATTAAGAAAATTGCAAAAACACATCCATCAATTAATCCCTGACGTTCAGGGACTATTAAAGACAAAAGGTTGGTTCGGTGACGAACTCAGACAAGGATTTTCTACTGAAATTGTTGGACGCCTTGAAGGACAGTTCAGACAACGTGATTTTTCACCTAGCCTCAGACTCTCCCAAATGGGACGAAAGTGTCCGAGAGCTTTGTGGTATTCTATTCGCCACCCTGAGCAGGCTGAGGAGTTGCCTCCATGGGCAGAATTCAAATTCTCCTTCGGACACATAATCGAAGCACTCGCCATATCATTTGCTAAAGCTGCAGGTCACGAAGTCGTAGGAGAACAGGATGCAGTTTCTGTCGATGGGGTCGTGGGTCATAGGGATTGCATCATTGATGGCTGTCTCGTGGATGTCAAATCTGCTTCTAGTCCGAGTTTTGAGAAGTTCAAGACTGGGCGTATCGCAGAAGAGGACAGCTTTGGCTATCTGGATCAACTGGATGGCTATCTTGTGGGGTCTCATTCAGACCCTCTGTTACGTGTAAAAGACAGAGCGTATTTACTTGCAATTGATAAACAACTAGGACATATGTGTTTATATGAGCACAGACTCAGAGAAGAAAGTATTAGACAGAGAATTCGAGAATATAAGCAGGTGGTTGAACAATCGTCTCCACCAGCTTGCGAGTGCGGAACTCTCGCCCCAGACGCGAGCGGAAATACGCGCCTCGACGTTAAGAGCAGTTACAATCCTTACAAGTTCTGTTGCTTTCCGGAGCTAAGAATATTCATTTATTCTAAAGGCCCCCAGTATTTTACCAAGGTGGTCAAGACACCTACGTATAAAGGGGTTCCTTTAATGGAGATTGACCGTGCAGGTAATCCAGTCTTTCCTTAGACAAGAGATTAAGAGTGCAGAAATGGTTATAAATTACTACCACATGCGTATGAGACAGTGGGAAGAGAGACGACGTGAAGCTCTTAAGAAACTAATTGCTGAACAAATTAAAGATTTTAACCGTAATTCTTGACCATTTATGAAAGATAATGTATAATGAAGTTGGGTTTAGACGAAACTAAATTCGCATTAAAGCAACGTATTGACGAATTAACGAAGTGGTTAGGGCGATATCCCAGTAGTCCAGAGACTTCTAGACGACAGATTGAGCTAGAGACCGCTAAAGAACAGTTGGGATTTATTGAGAAGAAGTAATGTCTGAAGATGATAACTGCACTTGTGACAACCCCTTTCGTCCCGGACATAAGCTATTTCTTTGTGGTTCTGACCTTTGTGGTCGCATTAAGCATCTTATGGTTGATACCTTGAAGACTACGAAAGGTTTCGATCCAGAACGTAAAGTTATAATCTTAAGTGAAGAAGATAAAGACTAGAAATAAGTTTGAGACTAAGCTGGTAAAGCAAGCTCAATCTTCTCCACATGAAGTGACGTATGAGTCTGAGAAGCTTCCCTACGTAATAGAAGGGAACTACATTCCAGACATAATCATACACAAGAAGCAGAAGATATACATTGAAGCTAAAGGACATTTCCGTCCAGAGGCTAAACGTAAGATGGTTGCTGTTAAGAAGCAACATCCTGAATTAGACATACGTATTGTCTTCTATAGTTATAACAAGAAATATATACGATGGGCCACTAAACATGGCTTCACGTTTGCAATTGGTGATATTCCCGATGAATGGCTTCTCTGACCGTGATGTGTATTCCTTTGTTGCCGGACTAGGTATGGGCTGGTTTACAGCCGGTACGTTTATTTACTTCGTATTTACATTTGTTAAGTAAGTTATTAGAGATTTACACTCTAGAAGAAATATTAGAATACAATGATCTGTCTCCTGAGGACTGTCTACAGTTCTTAGTTGAGAATGAGTTCATTGAACTACCTGAAATAAAGCCGTTGGATTATGACTAATGTATAATGTAGCAACTACAGCTATTATTTTTAACGACGATAATCAAGTTCTCCTTACTAAAAGAAGCAAATCAAAAAATAAATGGCCCGGTAAGTGGACGGTCCCCGGAGGCAGGTTGGAAGATGTTGATTTTATTGGGACTCCGACTGCGATTAACAATCAGTGGTACCATACCTTAGAAAATTCTCTTCGTAGAGAAGTGATGGAAGAAACTGGGGTTAAGATTACCGATATTCAGTATTTGTGTAATATAGCCATTCCTGATACAATTATTATCTCCTACACTGCCAGATATGCAGGAGGCATCATCGACCCTCAACCAGAAGAAGTAGAAGCTTACGCGTGGGCGTGGGAAAGCGATCTAGATGATTTCGACCTAATTGATGGGATCAAAGAAGAAATTATATTAGCATTTTATAAATGACTAAACACCCTAGGAATAAAGCCGAGAGGCGATTAATCGAAGCTAAGAAAAAGAAGAAGAGAGTCCCTATGACCCGTGCAGTTGAACTTTCTCAAGGACATGCCTGCAGTGCTGTGGAAGCATATCTGTTTTCTATGCGTTTGATTGATGCTGATGAGCGTGTAGTGTTCATCGCTAATGCTCCAAATGGATTGGACTATTTTATCTCCTTGGAGAAAATGAAAGAGCAGGAAGGAAGTGTAAATTAATTGGTTCGTAAAGATAGAAATTATAAACAGGAAGCTGAGTGGGCTAGCTCTCCTGAACAAATAGCGCGACGTGTAGCTCGTAACCGTGCCCGTAGGAAGGCTATCCGAGAGGGTAGAGTTCGTAAGGGTGATGGTAAAGAGCTAGATCACGTCGGTTATCATCGGACTGGCAGTCTCGATAATGTCCCTACCCGTGTGACTACTCGTCGTGCGAATAGGGAAAGACAACCTCCAACTAAAACTAAACGAAAGTAATATATTATACTCTGCATGACCAAGACAGAGAGGAAAGAAAAATGGAAAATATCAATGTTCAAGAAAATCCTGAAGTGGCTGACATGGCCCTTCCGCAAGCTCTGGAGGCTGGTGAAGCCTTCTTCCAAACCGACGCAGAAGTCGGCGGTGACCCCATCGAAGCGGGGACGGCCGAGGAAGACGCCGACGGCACCCCAGACGGTGTGACAATTCACTAAATCACGTATGCCTTACTCTACGAGACCCATTGCGTAACAACAGATATCCCAAAGGCGTGCAGGCAAGTCCCGTAGTTGGACGTGATGTTGAAGGAGGTCTGAAAGGGCCTCCTTCTTTATTTGGAGTATAATATATGGAAACTATTACCTACTATAATGGTAGTCCTACTATGACACTTGCAGCTTCAAACAGTACTATTAGTCAATATAAAGTATGCTCTCCTCTGAACCATTGGGGGATTGGTATTATTGACGAACCAAAACAAGAGCCAGTAAAGGAAACTGCCATGTCTATCGAACAGAGCCAGATCGACTACCTCATTGTCCGTGCTCGTAACGTCAAGAGCAATCTCGACTACAAGCTGTGGGATCAGTTCAACATGTATGCGGACAACACTCCTAAGACTTACAAGGAGCTGATTGATGCCATCAAGGGTGGCAAGTACAAGTTGAACGAGAAGCGCACCAAGCAGATTGATGCGCGAATTGCTGCCGATGCTGATGAAGAATTTGATGACGACCGTTTCTACTTCAACGGTCCGTTTGATGGAATCATCTTCGATGGCCCTCGGCCTGATCGGAAAGGCAGGGACGCTGCGAGCGACGAGCTTGGTAAGGCGTTCACCAAGACTATGGATGCTATCAAGGTTCTCCCCGCTACCGAGGGTCTGAAGGCCCTGCAGGAGTTCGAGAACTGGGTGCCGTCGAACCTGCCCAAGAACTAATTCCAATACAGAGTAAGCTGCCGAAAGAGCAGCACTCTCCGAACCCTACGGTTCCTCAGACGCCCTCCGCTTCCGGAAACCGTAGGTAAACTTGACCCCTAGGTGTAAAAGCCTAGGGGTTCTTTTTTGTCTTTTTGTTGATTAATATCTTATTTTATGGTATAATGAGGCTACGTATGACAGGTTTTTTCCTAGCCATTAGCTTATTCATTCAGATACACAGTTGGTATGACTACGAATGTTGTCATGATAACGACTGCAAACCAGTACCTTGTGAACAAATAGAAGAGACTAAGCAAGGTTTCAAATATGACGGTCTGTTCTTCAGTAAGATTAAACCTAGCAAAGACAACCAGTGTCACGCTTGTATTTTGAAGTATGATGGAGGTAGAACTCCAATGTGTCTCTACCTTCAGATGGGTGTCTGATGAAAGCATCTGAACTTAAAGGTCTCTACGAGGACTATCTACGTATAGCAGACCCTACTGAATATAGATTCGCTGTAAGATGTATTGGCAGTTGGTCCCAATGGGAAGCTCTCCTCCAAGAAGAACCTCTTAAGACCGACATAGTTAAGTGGCGTCGTGAGCTTGAGGTTAAGCTTCGCTCAGAAGCCCTGCAGAGGATTATGGATGTCGCTTCTAACGAAGGGACTAGAGACAGCCTTCAGGCTAACCGTTATCTGCTGGAAGCTAACTATGGTAACAAAGATAAAGCTGGCAGACCTAGTACAAAAGCTATCGAACAAAAAGCAAAAGAATTAGTCGCCCACAATGAACAAGTGAAGGCAGACTTCCAGAGAGTTTTTAATAATGAATGATAATATGCGTCTCTCTCGTAAGGGAGCGAAATTTGTACAGAGCTTTGAAGGGTACTTCCCCAAAGCTTACCTAGACCCCATCGGTGTCCTAACCATTGGTTGGGGACATACTAATCACCACGAGCCTAAGTTCTCTGCTGGTGAAGTATGGTCTAGAGAGAAGTGTGAAGAAGTATTCCGCAAGGATATGCGCATCTTTGAAGATGCTGTAATTCGTAACGTAAGAGTTCCACTAACCCAAGGACAGTTCGATGCACTCGTATCGTTTACTTATAATTGCGGAGAAGGAAACCTTAGGAAATCTTCTCTCCTACGTCGCCTCAATGCCGGAGACTATGAAGGAGCGGCTGCTCAATTTGCCTACTGGAACAAAGCTGGAGGTAGGGTACTTCCGGGGCTCACCCGTAGACGTACAGCTGAAGCCCTCATGTTCCGAGACACCTCCCTCTCCGTCTCTCCTAGAGCGGATGAGCCGATGGCTCAAGAGGTTGATGACCCTAAACCTTCACTCTTCAAATCCAAGATAGTCCAGACCGCAACCACTGTAGGTGTAGCTGATGCGGCTAGTACCTTGCAGAGTGCTGCAGACGCCAAGGGTGCCGTTAAGGACCTAGGCTTCTGGGATCAATTAATCCACATTATGTCCATGCCCAGTGTATGGGCTGGCATTGCCATTCTAGTGGCTGTGGGTGCGATTATCTACTGGCGCTGGAGAGATCACTAAGTGTTGTGGCTCCTAGGCCTATTAGGCTCTAAAGGCATTACACTGGCTGTTGTTCTATCCCTCCTCGGCTCTGCCGCAGGTGGAGCATACGCAATGCGTAGGTGGGATAATGCAACTAAGTACAAAGAGCAGGTTAGTGCTCTTCAACATCAACTAGCCAAAGAACGACAGATGCGTGCCGACGAGCAGAAAGCTCGTGAGCAAGATAATACTCAAGCGATCCAAGACGCAGCTGATTTAAAATCACTACAAGGAGTTATAGATGACATCACTAGGAAAATTGGGAACCCTAGCAGTGTGTGCTTTTCTAAGCTTGAGTCTGATGAACTGCGCAGGCTCTGGAGCAATGGACAAGGTGGACACCGGGGCACCAAAGCAGGTTCGTTCCTTACCCGCAATTCCAGCAGACGTTAAGGTCTGCATCTTCACCGTTGTACCCGATCCGGGTGCAATCCAAACCAAAGAACAAATCGTAAAGGTCATGACTGACCTAAAGAAGTCCGAAGCCGCCAAGACCCGTTGTGGTAAGAGACTGATTAACTTCTACGAAGCTAATAAGCAGTATCTATGAAATGACTCACGACGAGAACGATCATTCTAAAGTTATTCTCACGGAAGATGACGTGAAGAATGCCCTCAAAGAAGCCATCAAGGAATGGCTCGAAGAGAAGTATGCTCAGTTTGGTAAATGGACTATTAGAGCCCTATTGGCATCTCTACTGTCTGCTGTAATCACCGTTATCATCTATTCCAATTGGATTAAATTACACTAATGCCTCGGATTGAATACGAAAAAGATGAATACAACCCGATTGATGCGAATGCTCAATTCGAAGAGTATTCAGTGGCTAAGAAACAGTTGGAACGTAATCTTAGGACGGATAACCGTACCCGCGGACTTATTTCGACTGCCTCCGGTTCCGTAGCGCAGTCAGTAATAGAACAAGTTAGAAAGAAAAGAGATTAATAATGGGAAGCCCCATTGCAGTTAAAGACGAAGCAGCTCCTGCCTATGGTGCAGCGGCTCTCACCCTACACGATACAGACGAATTAACCAACTATTCCCGATGGCTCTATGTCGGTGGTACTGGTAACTTGAAGGTTACTACAATTGATGGTTCAGTCGTAACATTCAGTTCAATTCCCGCAGGAACCCTTCTGCCCATTCGTGTTAAGCTCGCGTGGTCTACTGGCTCTACTGCAACTAACGTAGTGGCACTATTCTAATGGCACGTACAGCTTATAACGACCCTCAGGCAGAAGCTCTATACCAGCATGGAGCTGGCAATAGCAAACGTATGCCTGATTCTCTGCAGAACCTTCCCTATGGACCCGGCAAGAAGTCTGGAACTAAGGAAGCTACATCTGGTCACGATCAGAAGAAGTTCAAGCCCAAGACTAAGTAATGCCCCCCATTAAAGACGTAGACCAAATACGTCTAGCTGCCGAGAATGATTTCGAGACCTTCGTAAGACTCGTTCTCCCCCTCAGAGTATTAGGGCATTGCCACAGTGAGGTAATGCGTTGGTTTCAAAATGAAGAAACGAAAAGACACAAACTCCTACTCTTCCCAAGAGACCATCAAAAATCTTTTCTCGCAGCCGCATATGTTGCGTGGAGAATTACCAAGTACCCTCCAATCAGAGTTCTCTATATATCTGCTACCTCCACTCTTGCTACTAAGCAGCTTCATCTTATTAAAAGTATTATAACTTCTGACATCTACAGGCGTTATTGGCCTGAGATGGTTAATCTAGAAGAAGCTAAGAGAGAGAAGTGGACTGAAAGAGAAATAGCCGTAGACCATCCCCTACGTAAACAAGAGATGGTCAGAGACGCTACGGTATTCACAGCTGGTCTCACAACTACAGTTACTGGTCTACACTTTGACCTACACATCCTAGATGACATTGTAATTAAAGATAATGCATATACAGATGAAGGTAGAGAGAAGGTAGGATCACAGTATTCACTACTAGCCTCAGTAGCTGGTACCAATTCAGAAGAGTTGGTCGTAGGAACTAGATACCATCCCAAAGACCTATATGGCACTATGTCAGCAATGAAATATAAGAAATATGACGAACGTGGCCAATACCTAGGTGATGAAGAGGTCTTCGATGTATGGGAACGTCCCGTAGAAGACAGAGGTGATGGTACTGGACAGTTCTTATGGCCAGTTCAATATAGACATGATGGTAAGCAGTTCGGTTTCGACGCTAACATCTTATCTATGAAAGAAGCTCTATACATAGATAAACTACAGTTTAGAGCACAGTACTATAATAATCCGAATGACATATCGACCTCAACTATCGTCCCGGAATACTTTCAATACTACAATACCGTCTTCTTGTCTAACACAGGGAACAACTGGTTCTTCAAAGGAGCAAGACTAAATGTATTTGCTTCTATCGACTTTGCTTATTCTCTTTCTAAGAGAGCGGACTACACCTGCATCGTCGTCGTGGGTGTCGATGCCTATAACAACTATTATATCCTCGATATCGACCGCTTTAAGACAGACAAGATCAGTGAATATTACGACCACATTCTTAAGCTCCATTCTAAATGGCGGTTCCCCAAGATCAGGGCAGAAGTAACAGCTGCTCAAGAGATCATCGTTAAAGACTTAAAAGAAAACTACATCCGTAAGGATGGTCTATTACTTTCTGTAGAGGAGTACAGACCCTCTAGGAATGAAGGTACTAAGATGGAGAGAGTAGAAGCCACTCTTCAACCTAGATACGCTAATAGACAGATGTGGCACTACCGTGGTGGTAATTGCCAGACACTAGAAGAAGAATTGGTATTGGCTGCACCTCCTCACGATGACATTAAGGATTGCTTAGCATCCTGTGTTGAAATCTGTCGGGCTCCTACCATACAGAGATTTAGTAATACAATGAACAAAGATTTATATCATCCTCGTTTCGGTGGCATTCAGTAATGCCTAGGTTGGAATATTCATATCAACCTGCTGAAAGACAGTACCAAGGAAGCTTGCCTAGAGTTTCAGTAGAAACTGATGAGTACCGTAAAGGCTCTACAAAATTTTCTTCAGAAGCTGATGTAACAGACAGCCTTTCTGTCTCAGGTAGTTACAAGAAAAATACAGATGGTGGTAAAGACGAATACGGCGCTAGACTCACCTTTAGGAAATCATTTTAATGGCCGGTAAGACACTAGACCTCAAAGATATTATCGTCGAGGATAGATTAGGTTGTGAGATAGCTCGTAAGTGGATGGAATGGAATATGTTCCGTCAACCCATCATGCAACGGTGGGATGAGCTACGTAGATATGTATACGCAACAGATACTACCACGACTACCAATTCTTCCTTGCCTTGGAGGAATAAGACTACTCTACCCAAGCTCTGTCAGATCAGAGATAACTTGTACGCTAATTATGTAGCTACTGTCTTCCCCAAGAGGAAGTGGTTGCGTTGGCAAGCATCCAGTGAAGCATCTGCCGATAAGGCTTCTTCAATCATGCAGTACATGACTTGGGTGATTGGTCAGGAGAAGTTTAAGGCAGAAGCCTACAAGATGATCCTAGACGATATCGACTACGGCAATGCCTTCGGTATGGTCGAATGGATCGACGAGAGAGTCGATCAAGGAGACAAAGAGCAGGTTGGTTACGTAGGTCCTATGATCGTTCGTATCAATCCTCTCGATATTGTCTTCAATCCAATCTCTCCCTCTTTCTCCCAAGCCCCTAAGATCATACGTTCAATCGTAACTCTAGGAGAGTTGAAAGAGATTATCGGGCGTCTGTCTAACGACGATAACAAGGAAGAGTACGAACAGATTTATGATTACGTTAAGAGAATTCGTACGGAAGTACGTCTTGGAGGTACTACTGCTTCCGGGACTACTGATCTCGCTGCTCATGACTCGATCTATCAAGTCGATGGTTTCGGAACATTCAGACAATACTTAGACTCTGACTACGTAGAGATTCTAACTTTCTACGGTGATCTATACGACAGAGAAGGTGATGAGTTCTATAAGAACCATCAAATCATGGTCATTGATCGACATAAGGTAATCTCTAAGAAACCTAATCCCTCTATCTTCGGACACTCCCCCATCTTCCACACTAGCTGGAGGAAGCGTCAAGATAATCTGTGGGGTATGGGTCCTCTAGAGAACTTGATCGGTATGCAATACCGTATCGACCACATTGAGAATGCTAAGGCTGATTGCCTAGACCTAATCATGGTTCCTCCTCTCGCAGTTAAGGGAGTGATGGATGACTTTGAATGGGGACCATTCGTAAAGATCATGCTTGGTGATGAAGGAAGTGTTGAGCCTCTGATGGTTCCCTTCCAAGTCCTACAAGCTAATGGTGAACTGCAATTCTACATGAATGTGATGGAGGAGTCTGCAGGTGCACCTAAGGAAGCTATGGGCTTCCGTTCTCCCGGTGAGAAGACAAAGTATGAGATACAGAGACTAGAGAATGCTAGTGCCCGTATCTTCCAGAACAAGTGTTCTCAACTAGAAGAAGAACTGTTTGAACCCCTACTGAACTCTTGCCTAGAGATGGCTAGACGTAAGTTGACTGGTATGCAGACCATCCCAGTGTTCAATGATGAGTTCTCCTTCACTACGTTCACAACTCTAACTGCCGCAGATATAACTGGAGCGGGCACTCTGAAACCTATTGGTGCCAGACACTTCGCTGAGAAGGCAGATACAGTTCAGAACTTAACCCAATTCTTCGGCTCACCCATTGGTCAAGACCCTTCAGTCAGAGTTCACTTCTCTGGCAAGGTACTGGCCAAGAGCTTTGAGGACTTATTGGATATCACTGATTATCAGATGGTCCAACCCTACATCCGACTGGACGAAGATGCCGAGGGCCAGAGATTGGCTCAGCAGCATCAAGTACAGAATCAGATGCAAATTCAGACCCCAACAGGTCTGACACCTGATGACGCTGCACAACCCTATGCAGGTCTACAATGAAGATAAACTGGACCCGTGGTCTAGAAGGCCAAGAGAAGGAAGACATGGTTAGAGCCATACGTGGTTCTAGGATGGCCCTAGGAAGGCTAGAGAAGGTCACTGGTGAGTTTATTTCAGAATTAGGTACCACCCTACCGGGCGACTTTGACACCCCTCAGTGGGCTTTAAAACGAGCCTATGAGGATGGTCAGGTATACGCCTACAAAAAGATATTGACCCTCTTACAAGATACAAAAGAATGAGTGAACAAGACCTATTCACACCCGCCGAAGTAGAGTTCGACCCAAACTCGAATTACGTTGACCAACTTGTCGGTGACGGGAAGAAATTCTCCGACCCTAACAAGCTAGCTTTCGGCAAGCTACAATCCGACCGTTTCATCGAACGTCTTAAGACGGAGAATGAAAGAATGCGGGAGGAGTTGAATACCCGTCAACGAATGGAAGAGCTAGTAACCAAGCTGGCATCCATTGAACCCAAGCAGTCTGCTAGTAGCGAGAATAATCAAGGTAGTGAACGAGACGGTGATAACAGGCCCCCTATGACAGGTTCTGGCCTTTCCCCCGAGGAGGCAGAAGCCCTATTCAATAGAAAGCTTCGAGAGACGAAGAACTTTGAGAAGTCTCTTGAAGGATTGAAATCGGCCTATGGCTCCGACTATCAAACCAAGCTGGACGAAGAAGCCAAGCGTTTAGGTATGGATAGTACAGAAGTGAATAGTTTAGCTAAAGCTAATCCTGAACTCTTCTTACGTATATTCAGTGGTACTAATGTAACTCCTTCGGATAACCATTATACACCACCCCCTACTAATAGTATTAATTCTAATTCTCTTGTCTCCTTAAAGAATAACCATATGGTTAATGGAGTAAGGACACAAGCGTACTATAATGATCTAAAGGCAAGGGACCCTAAGACTTACTGGTCTGTCTCCGTACAGCAACAAGAAATGAAAGATGCCACCAAGCTCGGTGAAGCTTGGTTTAACGCATCATAACTAGGAGATTGACTTAAGTGTTTTCAGTAAGCACTAACGACCATCTCATTCGTTCCAATATTTGGAGCCCAAAACTCAAGGAAATCCTAGAGGATGAATTGATGGGCTGGAAGTACGTTGACATGCTCAGCGGCTTCCCGGATGGTGATACCTTTAACATCCCTTCTATCGGTCAGGCGCAAGTTCATAACTTCGTCGAAGGTCAGAAGGCCATCTACAATGCAATGGATACTGGTAACTTCACGTTCTCCATCACGGAGTACCTGCAGTCTGGTATGTACATCTCGGAGAAGATGAAGCAAGATTCGTTCTATACTGGACGCCTCGTGTCTTCGTTCATCCCCAAGATGCACCGTGCTATTGCAGCGCGAATTGAAGCCGACATTCTGTCGATTGGTCCTCTGGGCCAGACGGCCTCGAATGCCAATACTATTTTCGGTGGTGACCACCGTTGGGTTGCCTCTGGCACCAGCGAGACTATGGATATCACGGACTTCGCTAAGGCTCGTTATTCCCTCAAGAAGGCTAACGTACCTGATACGAACCTGATCGCCATTGTCGATCCTACCGTTGAGTATAAGCTCAACACCCTGACGAACCTCGTCAACATGTCCTATAACCCCATGTGGGAAGGCATTGTGACTTCTGGTGTCGCTACGGGTCTGAAGTTTATCCGCAACATCTACGGTTTCGACGTTTACGTTTCTAACCACCTCTACGCCCTCCCCACCTCTGAGACCATTGGTACGAAGACGGCTGCGGCTGGTGTGTGTAACCTGTTCTTCTCTGCGGCTCCGGACGTTCTGCCCTTCATCGGTGCAATCCGTCAGGCTCCCAAGGTTGACTCAGAATACAACAAGGATGAGCAGCGTGAAGAGTACGTTGTGACCTGCCGGTATGGCACTGGTTTCTATCGCCCTGAGAACTTTGTCTGTGTCATTTCTGACACCGATCAGGTCTCTTTCTAATATAGGAGATATGAACTATGGTTAATACTTGGCTAAACTCCGACGGTCTTTATCTTAAGACTGGTACTCAGCAGTCCGTTCTGTCCACTGCCGGTGAATACCGTAACGATGGCAACTACCACGTCGTGGAAGTTACCATTCATGACATGACTGATCTCGGCACCTCTGCTGCTATTCAAGACGATGTGACCTTCATTCCGAAGAACGCTCGTATTGAGAAGCTGGAGCTGGTGACTGAGACGGCCTGTACTTCGGGTGGCTCTGCCGCTCTGAACGTCGGCCTTCAGCGTCGTGACCGTTCCACCGAACTGGACTACGATGGTCTGATTGCTGCGGCTGCTCTTTCCACTTTCAACGCTGCGGGTGAAACCGTGACGTTCACTGCTGGTTCGACTGCTGCTGGTGCCCTTCTGGGTACTACGTTGGCTAACAACGGCTATCTGACCGCTGACTACGATACCGCAGCCTTTACCGCCGGTAAGGTTGTGATCCGCGTTTTCTACAGGTTCCCTGTAACTGACGCGTTCGTAAGCTAAGGAGGTAGATTATGGCTACTACTAGCCTCCCTAACTCCCAACAGTTGGATTGGACCGGAAACGCTCTACTCGTAACTGATCTGGATGCATCAGGTTCACTTTTTGTCGGTGGCGTCGAATTCGCCGGTGCCGACTTAACCTACGTGAATGACCTGACTGCAACTGCTGCTGAAGTAAACCGTGTCGCTGATGTGTCCGGTCGTGTTGTATCCGCTACGGGTGCAACGCTGACCGTCACAGAAGCTCTCCACGACAGCAAGACTATCCTACTGAACCGTGCTGGAGGTATTGCGATTACGCTGCCTGCAGCTACGGCAAGTGGTATGCGTCTCCGCTTTGTTGTGGGTACAGTATCAACTACGGGCTATGTGATTAGCTCTGTGGTCGGAACAGACTTGATGGAGGGCATCATTATTGGTGCTTCCACCACTGACTCCGCTACAGACGCTGCACGTACGTGGCTTTCTGGAGCTACTGACGATACCATCACTCTCAACGGTACTACCACTGGTGGTGCTGCTGTAGGTGACTGGATTGAGTTGGAAGACCTCTCCGCCACTGGTTGGTATGTACGCGGTATGGTAACTCAAAGTGGAACTGAGGCGACTCCGTTCTCGGATGCTGTTACCTAATGCCACAAAACGACAAAGCATCTGGTCTCAAGAAATACCACGGTATTACCTCAGGTACTGTTGGGACCTCTAAAGCTGTAGTCGTTGATGCTAACAAAGACGTAGCGGGTTTCCGTCACGTCGGACTTACGGGCAATCTGGTGGTGGGGTCTGGGTTATCTCAGGCTACCATCACCTCTGCTCAAGCTGCTGTGCTCGCGAGTGTTACTCCGGGCACAGTAGCTGCATCTAAAGCTATGGTCGTAGACGCCAATAGAGACATAGCTACTGTACGTAATCTTACTATAGACGGTAACTTTGTAACTGGCTCTACCACTCTAACGGAAACAGAATTACAGAAACTAGATGGCGTAACAGCCGGGACTGTAACTGCTTCTAAAGCCCTAGTTGTTGGTGCCAATAGGGATATATCTACTCTACGTAACGTCACTATGGACGGTACGTTAACTTTTAGTGCTGGTGGTCTGTTTAACTCAGACTCAAGCACAGCTACTGCTACTGCTGGTACAGCTACTCTGAACAAGATGGCTGGTAAAGTTACAACTAACTCTATGACAACCAGCCCACTGAATGCCTTCGTACTAACCATCAACAACAGTACGATAGCTTCCACAGACATGGTATTTGCTTCTGTCGCAGCTGGTACAATCACAACCGGAATTCCATTAATTGGATATATAACTCCCGGTTCTGGTTCCGTTGTAATCAGAATATTTAATGCCGACACTATCAATTCTTTCAATGGAACCGTCGTGGTTTCCTTCTTTGTTGTAAAGGCTTAATAACATGCCGAATGTAGAACATTCCGCAATTACCGATCCTAATATTCACGAACCTAAAGGTATCGCAGCAGCCACGGCCGACCAAATCTATGTCTCAGATGGCGCAGGTTCCGGAGACTGGACTGATGTTGCAGACGTTCTAGATGCCAGTGCTAGCTGGACTATGAACGATCTAATCCACGTAAAATACGAAAGTAATACTGCCACCAGTATTGATGCTGTTACTTGGACACAAATACCTCTCAATCAAGTTAAGACAAATAATCTAGCTTCGGTTACTCTGTCTGCTAATAGAATTTCACTGCCAGCTGGAACGTATTTTATAGACGCTTCAGTGCCATTTGAGATTGTGCCAACAAACGGTGTTGACCCTAACAACTATAAGGCAAAATTATATAATGTTACAGGCTCTGCCGATCTGGTTATAGGTACTTGTGAAACCTCTGATGGTGATGATGATATTACAGCTTCTTCTGCCTTCCCGACTGTACGCTCCTTAGTTAAGGGAGTATTCACAGTAGCCTCTACTTCAAGTATAGAGCTTCGTGGATGGGTTTCTAGAGCAAGCTCTACTACTGGTGGAGAAAACACTGGAACAGATGACTCCGCAGTTCACGTTCAATCTGAACTGACTATCTGGCGGATTGCCTAATGGCTAAACTCACACTAACCGATCTAACCAATCTCTCTAATGAACAGTCTGTTGTTAGTTCAATTAACAGCAACAACACTGCTATTGAGACAGTGTTAGAAAATACTCTGTCTAGAGACGGCACCTCTCCCAATACGATGAGTGCCGATCTAGATATGAATTCCAATCAAATTCTGAACCTGCCTGCTGCTACTGTAGACACAGAACCAGTACGTAAGGCAGAATTTGATGAAGCTATTGAAAGCTTAACCGCAGCAGGCATAGCTCTAAGTTCTTCTGGACTTATTGCCTATGACTACGATACTGCAACTGTAAATGCTAGAACCTTCGTTGCTGCAGATGGTTCCGGTATTACCATTACCAATGGTGATGGTGCAGATGGTAATCCTACCTTTGACTTCGATAGCGATACCATATCTTTCGCAGATGCCATTGACGCTCTAGTACCTTTGACCCCCGCTGCAAATAAGATGGCCTATTATACTAGTGCCTCTGCTGCAGCAATGACTGACCTAACTGCATTCGCAAGGACCATACTTGATGACTCAGACGCTAGCACAGCCCGAGCTACCCTCGGTCTCACAATCGGAACTCACGTTCAAGCTTATGACGCTGAACTCGCAGCTCTTGCAGGGCTTACTTCAGCTGCAGACAAACTGCCATACTTCACAGGAAGTGGCACGGCTTCGGTCGCTGATCTCTCTTCTTTTGGAAGAACTCTCATTGACGACGCAGATGCTTCGACGGCTAGAGCGACACTTGGTCTTACAATCGGGACCAACGTACAGGCGTACGATGCAGAGCTTGCTGCCCTCGCAGGAACAACCTCAGCAGCCGATAAGCTCCCATACTACACCGGATCAGGAACAGCCACTACAGCCGATTTCACTTCCTTCGGAAGAAGCTTAGTAGATGACGCTAACGCAGCTGCTGCTCTAACCACTCTAGGCGTATCTGTATTTGCACAGACTCTGCTTGATGATGTGGCTGCTACCAATGCCAGAACAACTCTTGGTTTGGTGATTGGAACAGACGTACAAGCTCAAGATGCTGAACTCTCCGCCCTCGCAGGACTCACCTCCGCTGCAGACAGCCTCCCCTACTTCACTGGATCAGGCACAGCTGCCGTCACAACTTTCACGAGCTTTGGAAGAAGCTTGGTGGATGACGCCGATGCCTCGGCAGGACGCACCACACTAGGTGTTGTAATTGGTACGGATGTTCAAGCTCAGAATGCCATCCTAAGTGATTTAGCTGGCCTCACACAAGCTTCGAATAAACTCCCGTATTTCGATAGCTCCACTACAGCAGCTACCACAGACCTCTCTAGCTTCGGTAGAAGCCTGATTGATGACGCTGATGCTAGTGCTGCTAGGACTACTCTCGGATTGGTAATTGGCACCAATGTTCAAGCCTATGATGCTGAACTGGCTGCCCTAGCTGGATTAACCTCTGCTGCCGATGCTCTACCCTATTTTACTGGTTCTGGTACTGCTGCTACGACTACACTCTCAAGTTTCGCTAGAACTTATCTAGACGATAGTACTGCGATAGCTTTTAGAGCTACAACTGGCACTGAGCCTGAGTATAATATTAAGGTTACATCCGATACAACTGCATTAACAACTGGTGACGGTAAGATATACTTCACTATCCCGTCCTCTCTAAACGGACTAACCATTAAAGCTGCACATGCCTCTGTGGGCTCTGTCTCCTCCTCTGGAGCAATTACAGTGCAGATTAGAAACGTAACTGATGCTGTAGATGTCCTGTCTACCGCTATTACAATTGATCAGAGTGAGTTTACCTCCTACACAGCTGCTACCCCTCCTGTTATCAACACTGCTAATGACGATGTTGCTACTGGCGATATAATTGCAGTAGACGTTGATGGAGCAGGTGTATCTGCTGCTGGTCTAAGTGTTCATCTAACCTTCGGATAATCAAATGGCTATTACCCTCAAGACTGATACCGTAACTAACAAAGAACGTACTAAACAAATCATCATCTCCACTCCTACTGGAGAAGCCCCCACTATTACTGTCTTCCGCGAACTAGTTTGGGAAGATGCTGGTGGCAATGTTATCCGTAAACAGGATGATAAAGTAATCACTAAACTATACCCTGCTATTGCAGGCATGACATTCCCCAGTATTACTGACGGTGCAGGGCTATACGCTTTCCTGTCGGCTACTGCTGATACTTGGAGCCAAGAGCCCTAATGCCCCATTTCTTCATCGTTAATCCAGCTATCTTTGATACCGGAGGCGGTGGAACTGGCACACCAATTGGACTTCTCTTGTCTCTAACATATGTTCCCTAAGGATTAATTAATGGTCGATAATATTGCAGTTACCGCAGGCGCAGGCACCACTATTGCTGCCGATGACGTTGGCGGTGCTCTACACCAGCGTGTAAAGGTTACATGGGGTCCTGACGGGACTGGTAATGATACTGATACCGCTACAGGTAAACCCCTCCCAGTACAGCTCAGAAGCTCTACAGGCACCGATCTAATCGGTACTGCTGGTTCTTCTTCTGCAGCTGTTCTCTCCGTTCAAGGCATTGCTTCTGGCACTGCTCTACCTATTTCAGTAGCTTCTATCCCTTCACACGCAGTTACCAATGCTGGTACCTTTGCTGTACAAATAGATAGCAGTGCTATTACAGCTCTACAACTCATTGATGATGTTGTATACGCAGAAGACGTAGCTGCCCAAGCTGGTGATAAAGGTGTCCACGTACTATCCAGACGTTCTGACACAGCTGCGGCCACTGCAGGCACTGACGGAGATTATCAATCTCTAATATCAGACTCTACAGGTAAACTGCACGTCAATGTCGGAAACACTGTTACAGTAGGTGCTCATGCCCTCACCGCCGGTGAAACACACATTGGTGAAGTAGGCGGTAAGACTGTCGTAAAGACAATCACCATGACTGCAACAACCACTATCCTAGCCGCTGCAGATATTATCGCTGATACTCAGCAGATGGATGCTGCTCTGAGGGTAACTGATGGTACTGGTGTAATCCAGAGTATGACCGTCTTTGACCCAGACGACAATGCTGCCTTTGCTTTCGATGTTTATATCCACAACACTTCCACCTCTATGGGTACGGAGAATGCGGCTATATCCATCTCAGATGCAAACGCTGCAGCTGGTATCCTAGGTGTTGTATCCTTTGCCACCACTGATGCTAAGGACCTGATTAACGGCCGTATGTACCACAAAGCTAATCTGGGTATCCCAGTTACAGCTGTATCTGGTACTGATGACCTCTACTTCTCAGTAGTCAACGGTTCTGGTACTCCTACTTTTGCAGGTGGTAGTATGCCCATTCGTGTTGGGATATTGCAAGACTAATGCCCCTATTTGTAGGAACACGTAGAATACTAAGACCTGTACCTTCAGGTTCAGCGGCAATATCCGATCAAACCATTTGGAATTCTGCAGATAAAAACGCCTCTATAACGCTATCTGCTTCAGACAGGACCGCAACTTGTGGTTCAGGCGGCACTGCACAAGGTGTTAGAAGCGTCGGATTTAAAAGTGGAGCTAGTGGAAAATACTACTTTGAAGTTGTTGTTTCATTTACTGTTGGAGACTGTTGGGTAGGAATTACTCAGAGCAGTCAGTCTTTGAGCGCTTACCCAACCTCTTCTGATACAGATGCTTTAATCCTATACGCAGGTCTTCCTACCACCACAGAAGGTATCGTATCTTCCGGGTCTTCATACGCGTCTCCGTCTCTCAGTTCTGGAGATAGTATGATGGTTGCTATAGATTTTGATAACAGTCGAGCATATTACGGGGCTGAAGGAAGTTGGTGGGATGGGGCTAATCCCGCCGGAAATACAGGAGGACTTGATATCTCCAGTAGAGTAGCAGGTAACTACTATATTTTTGGAGGAGGATCGATCAACACTGACGTAATAAATCTCCCCCAAACAGTAACATATACTCCTCCCTCCGGCTTCTCCGTATGGTCTTAAAATGAAATACACTCTACTCGAAATGGTTCAGGACGTACTCTCATCTTCTGATGGAGATGAGGTAAACAGTATTACTGATACTATCGAAGCAGATCAGGTCGCTAGAATTATCAGAGCTTGTTACTTTGATATACATAGTACTTCTATGCCAGAAGCTACTACACTATATCAGTTAGAAGCATCAGGTAACTCTGCTAAACCTGTTATGATGACTAGACCATCAGACGTACATAGCCTTATTACCCTTAAGTATAATAAAGCTACAGAAGACGATACTGATCCTCAGTTTGTAACACTTACTCCTCTGTCTATTGAAGAATTCTTCGATAGAACTCATATGCTTAATCTCTCAGAAGATTATGTATCTAGTATGACACATACTATTGATGGAGATGACTTTACCTTCCTATATAGGACAGATAAAGCTCCTGATTGGTATACATGTATAGATGATCATACCTTCTTCTTCGACAGTATAGATACTGAAGTAGATACTACTCTACAGAAGTCTAAGACTTGGTGTCTAGGAGAGAAGGAAACTACTTTCCTACTTGAAGATGACTATGAGATTGATCTCGATGAGAGACAACACGTATGGCTATTGAATGAAGCTAAAGCTCTTGCATACCAAGAACTTAAGCAACAGACACATGCATACGCAGAGAGAGCTGCTAAGAGACAGAGAATTAGAGCGCAGAAGACTAAGTACGTAAATAACGATGTAGGAGTTTACTATAACTCCCTACCCATCTTTGGTCGTAGGACCCCTGTTAATACTAACGCAGTTAAGATGCATTAATGCCTAGACAGCTTGCTGTAGAAGCTGAGAATAACTTTTCTGGTGGCTTGGTAACTCAAGGCACTGGTCTCAACTTCCCTCCGAACTCTTGTACGGAGACAATCAATTGTATCCACCATGAACTGGGCAACATTAAACGTAGACCCGGTTTTGATTTTGAGGATAACTTCACAGTAAAAACAATCGACAGGACTTCTTCAGCAGTATCTAACTTCTTCTGGAGGAACGTCTCTGGAGACGGTACAGTCAACCTTGAAGTACTCCAAGTAGGTGAAACTCTATACTTTTACCTACCCAGTAGTGCTGGTTTCTCTGCTGGTGCTCTAGCTACTACAGTAGACTTAACTGACTTCATGCCCGCAGGAGCCCCTTCTCCGGGTACTTCTGAGTGTCAGTATGCTCCCGGTCTAGGACATCTATTCGTAACTCACCCCACTCTAGAACCTTTCTACATAACTTATGATGAAGCTTTAGAGACCGTATCTACAGTACAGATCACAGTTAAGATCAGAGATACTGAAGGTATTGACGATAGTCTCGATATAGATGAACGTCCTACTGTAGAAACTAACGCTCACAAGTATAATCTATATAACCAAGGATGGTATGCTAGTACATACTATGCCCAATGGTTTGCATCTAGAGCAGACTATCCCAGTAATGCCGATACATGGTGGCTATTCAAGAACTTCGACGACCAGTTCGATCTAACCACTGTCTCCTCAGTATTATACGATAGAGGTACTACTCAATCTGCTAGAGGCCACTACATCTTAGAAGCGTTCAATCAAGATCGCTCAACTGTATCTGGCATTGCCTCCTTAACTGTCGTAGACTCAGGCTACCAACGTCCCTCTGCCTGTGCATTCTATTCAGGTAGAATTTGGTACGCTGGTGTAGCTTCCAATGGTTTCGAGAGTAAGCTTTACTTCTCCCAGATACTTCTGAACATAGAAGACGCTGGTAACTGCTATTCCAGAGAAGACCCTAGTTCTGAGAACTACGATCAACTACAGGCTGATGATGGTGGATGGTTAATCATTCCCGGTATCGGTCTAATCCGTAAACTAGTTCCCCTAGGTTCTAGTCTAATTGTATTTGGTTCCCAAGGTATATTCCAGATCACTGGTTCCACTGGTATAGGCTTCACTGCCCTAGACTACTCAGTCAACCAGATATCTTCTGTGAAATGTCTATCTGCCTCTTCCTTCGTAGACGTAGATGGCTTCCCCTCTTTCTGGACTATCGAAGGTATCTACGCAGTTCTACCCGGACAGAGTGGTAATAATCTACAAGTCCAAAGTCTGACTGACCAGAAAATCAAAGAGTATTATCTTGACATCCCCCTTAATTGTAAACGTCTGGCCAGAGGGGCATATGATCCCAGAAGCCATACTATCCAATGGCTCTTTAGATCAGCTGAACCAGCATCTCTCACACAAGCCTATGAGTTCACAGACGTACTCAACTTCAATACCATTGCAGGAGGCTTCTACCCTTGGACTCTTCCTGACTCAGACGTTACAGTCAATGGAATATTCCTCTCAGAAGGATTTGGAGCAGACCCTGATATACGTCAGGTAGTCGTAGGAGCTAACAACGTAGTTGTAGGTGCTAATAACGTAGCTACAATTAGCTTCGGTGATCTAGTCCTAGAGTTCTCTAATAAGTTCATTGTCTCTTACCCAGAGAGTAGTACGTATAAGTTTACCTTCGCAGACTTCGCTAACACAAGCTTCCTAGACTGGTTGTCTTATGATGACGTAGGTGAAGACGCTGAAGCTACCTTTACAGTAGGCTATAAGATACCTACTCAAGGGGCTAAGAGATTTAACCCCACTTATCTATACCTCTTCTCAGATTTGAGAGACATAGATGAGACTGACTTCTACTTCCAATCCGTCTGGAACTTCTCTAATTCTGGGAATAGTGGTAAGGAAAGCTCTAGACAACGTATTACACACACCACGGGTAACTTCGATATAGTTCGTAATAGACTTAAGGTACGAGGTTCTGGCTACGTAGTGCAATACAGATATACTTCTATTCCCAGTAAACCTTTTAATATCCTTGGATGGACAGTAAGTGACACCCTCGCAACCAGAGATTAATATCAGAGAAGCTACGGCAGAAGACGTTAACTCCATCCTGTTGATGGCAGAACGCTTCTATGTCTCTACAGCTTACGCTAAAGTATCTGATTGGGAGGCCACCAGAGCCGCAGAAACAGCCCTCCAGTACATTAATTCGGATGCCCACCTACTTCTACTAGCTACTGTCAATGACCTACCAGTGGGCTTTATAATGGCTTTTAGAACCATTCCAATGTGGTCTAACACTCCTATGGGCATAGAGACTATCTTCTGGGTAGAACCTGAAGTACGTAACCTAGGTCTAGGACGCTTACTCAAAGCTAGTTATCTACAATGGTGCATTTTGAATGGTTGTGAACTCTGGTGTCTAGGTAATGCTCTCGACATTGAAACTACAGAAGAATTAGATAAAAGTTTGAAGAAAATGAATATGCTCCCCGCAGAAGCTATGTATGTAGGTAAAATCTAATGCCCGCAGCACTACCCGCAGCATCTGTGGCAATATCAGCCGCAGGACTTGGACTTCAAATCTTCGGTGCTTCTGAAGCTGCTAATGCAGCTCGGGACAAAGCCGCGGCTGAGAAGCTAATCCAACAGGCTCAGATAGCTAAAATACTTGCCGAGCAAAAGGGGCAGGCAACACTGGCTGAAGTACAGAAAAACATGTACGAAATCCAGACTGCCCAGTCTAATCTGCAGAGCACAACTCAGAGACAACTGTTCGGACTGCAAGTCCAAGGTATTGACCTCTCTAAACAAGCTAACCAAGTTCAGAGAGGATTGAACCAAGTTAAGGCTGATGCTAATGCTCAGCTACAAGCTCTGAACAATCAGAATGCAGCTCTAAACAATCAGGCATTCCAGATTGGTCAGCAGAACTACGGTCTGCAGATTGACCAGCTAGGTATACAGCAACAGCAAGTTGGTGTACAACAGGCTCAAGTTGGTGTACAGTCTCAGAGAGTAGACATACAAGCTAGAGTAGCTAAACTAGCTAATATACAGAACCAACGTAATGCCATTAGACAAGGACTAGCTGCACAAGCTGTAGGTACACAAGCCGCTACTAACCAAGGTGCCCTACAGTCGTCCAGAACGTCTCAGGTACGTGGCAATGCGGTTAACCAAGCTTACCAAGCAGTAGCTGCCTCTAACCAACAGAACCAAGCTCAACAGGCTGACTTCTCCCTGCAGCAACAGAACCTTGCCCTACAGAACCAGAACCTAGGACTACAATCCCAGTACTACGGCGTACAGCAACAGATTGTAGGCAACCAAGCCTCTATCGCTGCTCTAGGCAATCAATCCTACAACCTAGGTGTACAAGCTAAGAATATCCAATACGGAGTTAACCAAGCACAATTCGCTGCTGCTGATCAGCTCTATGGAATTCAAGATCAACAGTATGATCTAAGTAAACAGGGAATTGGAATACAGATACAAGCTTCTGCCATTAACGAAGATTTTGTTAATATGGCACGTAGCTGGAATACCCATCTAATCAACAGTAACCTGCAGACTTCTCAAGAAGTTGCCGCAGCTCAAGCTGCTGCTATCGCAGCTGGTGGGCAAATCTCTGACGCTAACTACGCTATGGCTCAGGCTGGAAGCTTAAGTGCAATTGGGGCTGGTGTATCGTCATTCGGTAATCTAGCCGCATCAAGTAACTTCCAGACAGGTGTAAATAACATCAGTGGAGGTATCAGTAATGTCTTCTCAGGAAGCACTTCTGTAGGACAACCTTTGAATATCTTACCTGCTGCAGCTCAATCTACTGTACCGTCTACATATGATCCCTATAACTCTACTTCCGCTGGATTTGTCTATTAATGGATACTATTACTCAAGATAACGAACCAGTCAGTCTACAGGAGGCACCTCCTCCAGTAACAGTAACCTTTGGTGATGAAGCTGTTCCAGCCATCAACATATCTGATCCTTCTGCTCAAAGTCCTGACGACAATGTTCCCGTAATCAGTATTAGAAATTTAAATGAAGCTCCTGCTCTGACTGCCAATGGCATTCAACAGAAAGCTAAGACACTCCACTATGCCTTACAAGATAAGTCCCCCGGAGTAGCTAATCTAGAATCAGCCGTACAGTCTAATAAAGAAAATGAAATTAGAGTGTCAATGGCTTTTGCTGAGAAATATAAACAACAGCAAATTGCCGAAGGAATTATCAGAGAAGTAATCCGTACTCGGCAGGGAGAAGGACTTACCCCAGATGATGAAACTCAAATTAAAACCCTAGTACAATCCGCAGGTCAAGTAGACCCTGAGACTGTCGTAGAGAAGGTCTGGGGCAGTAACTACGTACGAGAGCTTATGGGCTCTCCCTCTAAACTAGTAGCTGCTGGTATGGCTGCTGGCCCAGTTCCTGCTGCTGTAAGTGCTGGTACTGCTTCTAAGGTAGTAAGCACTCAACAGGTAGCTCTAGCTCTGAAACAGAAGCTGGATAAGAAGTGGGAAGACACTCCAATCCTAGGAAGCACTCAAGATGGACCGGACAAGCTTACTGCTTGGATACGTCCGATTATACTTCCCGGTTCTGATTTATACCTCTTACACAATGTTATTGAAGAAGCCAAACCCTTCCTCAGAAGCTTCCTCCCCGGAAGCAATCTGAAGGAGATTAGAGATTACCTTTACTTAATTGGTCCTGAGAGGGCTAAACCTCTTATGGAGAAGGCTACAGACTATCTTTGGTCTGTATCCCCTAGTGCTGCCCGTAAGTTTGTAGATGCTGTGGTTCACTATCCTTCGGATGGTGCTGTAGTAGACAACATGTTCGGTGTGGTTGAGGTTGGTACTGCCATCCCCGGTAGTTGGCTAGCAAGAGGTCTACGTGGTGAGGCGGCTACTGCCAGAAAGATCATAGATACCTCCGTACCAGTCAAACTGTCCAAAGAGTTCGTAGAGTCCAACGTAAACACCCTATTCACCCACCAACAGAAGGAAGACCTCTTCAAATACGGTAAAATCACCGTCCGTGGTCCCGGTGGAAGATATGCTCCTTCTAAGGGTAGCGTATATGAGCTAGAGAAGGCCGCTGGTGCGTTTCCAGAGGATGGGAGCTACCTACCTAGCGGGCTAACGGAAGGCCGCTCAGTGGGCTTCCCTGAGGCTTCTAGAGGCATTCCAGAAGGGACCGTATCTGGCTTCAAAACTAGCAAGGGTTCTACCTATGAAATTGGAGAGGGTGGAGTAACCACAAGGAACAAAGCTCCTCGCAATGAACCCGGCCATGAAGGTGATGCAGGACTGAAGGAAACTTCCGTCAGAACCATCTATGTGGACAAGGACAATCTGGGAAGGTTTGCTGTTCCTGATGGTGCAAACTTCAGAGTATTTGAGAACAAGGATGGCACCGTAGGTGTAGCCATCAAACCTAAGGATGGAAAGATGGGACCCACTCCCTCTTCTAAATCCATCCCAGTCAGTACTGAGCCTAAGGAAGGTCTCCACCCAATTGAACTGTGGGGACGTAAGAAAGAGTTCGGGACTGTAACCTACAACAACATGCATCCCGGTTCTGAGATTACAGAACTAACCCGTAAGGGTGGGTATAAGCCCTCCTACGGCTATAATCTCAATGTTCAGTTTGATACTGAAGCTTTCAAGGAATCTACTGCTAAAGTTGCTAAAGCCAGAGAGAACCTAGCTAATGCTAAGCAAGGTTTGAATGAAGCTGATGAAGCTGGAATGGCTAAAGCTCAGGATAAGATTTATAAAGCTCAGAAGGAATACGACGAGGCTCTAGCAGCTCGCGACAGTGTTTCAGTATATCGCTTTGATCCTGCAGTTAATAGAGCTACCCAAGGTCTCAAATCGTATCTATCCGCTGGTGTACAGGCTCTTAAGACTGCTCCTACTGGTAATGGTACTGAGATTGTAAATGACATTCAAGCTACACTAACCACTCTCGGTAGAGCTGAGGAAGGTATCCGTGCAGGAGCTATGAGACGTACAGCAGAGATGCTGAATAAGAGTCCTAGTCCTGATCCTGCTCAAGCAATTAATTCCCTCAGTAAAGACTTACCCTCTTACACTAGACCTAATAATATTGATGAACCCAATCCTTCCGCGCTCACGCGTGAAGGTTCTCTACGTATGTCTGAAGAGCTTCAGTACAATGAAGATTTGCTTAATAAGACACTAGGTGGAGTTAGGGTTCAACGTCTCACAGAAGAAGACTTAGCTAAGGCATATAATCAGACTAAAGCTAAAGTAGTTTCTAAATATGCTGGAGATTTCCACAACTCAGTTCTAGACCAAGAGATGATCTACAATGCTGAGCAAAATGTCTATTATGTTAAGACAAAACTAGGTAAGACAGACGCCACTGGATTTGCAGACGAATTCTCTGCTCGTAATACTTTGGCTATGCAATACGGCATTCCTATGAAGGATTTTGCCATTATCCAGCAAGGAGACAGTTTCTATGGATTTATCCTCACCCCTCTAGATGAAACTGGAACTATTGCTTCTACACTAATCCCCACTAATAACTTAACTCCCTCTTTCATGGGAGAGAGTAACTTCTTCAAGAACTTCCGTAGCGCTGCTGATGAAACATCGCCACTGCAGATGCAGGCTAGATACGTTGCTTCTCATGCTCCCCAGAGAGTTAACAAGGTAGTCCAAGATATTGCTAACAGTGTTAATCTGACTGGCACAGAAAACAAACATCTTAATATGATGTTGAAGCAGTCTGAGCTAGACTTCGATGCCGCTGGCAATAAGGGTGTATGGTGGACACCTGCTAAACTAGAATTAGAATATGCCAAGAGGTTTGGAAACCTACCTTCTGCTGAGCTGATTAAAGGATACTATACCTTCAAACAGTTGATGGACTTCGATTATGCCATTCGCAGTAACTACGTCTACTCCTACTGGACTAGATGGGGTGCTGAGAACTTCAGCTTTAAATGGGCTGAAGGACAATCGAACTCTTTCATGGGTAAGGTTGTAGATAAGATCGACTTCTCTAAGCAACGTGACCGTGGCATGCTGTTCATTGATGAACAGGGTAAACCACATTACAAATGGACTAATAGTCAATACAGAATTGATGAGGACGGCTTCAGAACTAAGGTAGACACCCTCGTAAAGGAGAATGGCTATCAGATCATTGAACTCGCTCAACCTCTACGTCACCCTCTAAAAGACCTTAAGGGTGGTGATATCTACTATGTAGTCACTAGAAATGCTGAACGTACTCAGCTTAATCCCGGAGATATGCTACCCTACCGTGGTGGCCCTCACGTAGTCTATACTCACCCTCACTTCGTAGGACAGATGAAACTGTCTAAGGACGCTAAGGGGCAGTTAACCTACAACGGTGACACTACCTTCAGAGGTGGGTTTGTAACTGAAGAAGCTGCTAAAGCTTGGGCTATTAAGTACGATACTGCGCGTAAGATTATGAATACCGGAGATGACGCAGCACTAGCTGACTTCCTCCGAAATAACCTCCCTGAAGATGTAGACAGCTTTAAGAAACTATTCACTGGTGAAGATGGTCTGAACCAAGACCTCCCTATTGCTTATCACGGTAATGGTAAGAATATTCTAGATAGGAATGAAGGACTATCTAGTGGAGACTACAACGGAGTTAACTATAACTACGGGGACTATAAAGACTACTTTAACGACCATTCTAATCCTGAACAAGGATTGAATGCCGCATTCCTACAGGACCGTGCCAATCAATCGGTGATGGTTCCTAAAGATATGGGGGTAAATGTTCCTCAGAGATTTGTTCTCGAAACTGCTGCTACACTCGATCCTTATATATCCATGCAACGTGGTATCGGACAAGCAATACGTCTCCGGTACATGGAAGATTATAAGGTACTTGCTGCTGAGAGCTATATTAAAGAGTTTAAGGATCACATCCACAACGCAAGTCCAGAAGCTCTACAACGTAATCCAATCCACTATCTCTACGAAGGGCAAATCTCCACAGGAACCCCACACGAAGTAGCTGGACGTATGAAGGCTTACCAAGCGAATGTTAAGAGCTTCATTGGCATGCAGTCAGAAATTGGACAAGACATTGCCCACTATGAAGCTAAAGCTGTGGAATTCCTCACCCGTAGATTTGGTGAGAATCGTGTAGCGAGCTTCATGGAGAAGCCTTTCGTCTCTGAGTATCTTCTGCCAATCATTAAAGACCCTGCAGCCTACGCCCGTGCTGCTGCGTTTAAACTACGTCTGGGACTGTTTAACCCAGTACAGTACTTCCAACAGGGACAGGCTGCTGTAGCTGTTCTGGCCATCTCTCCTAGAGCTGGTATGGAAGGTATTAAGATTGCTTCGTATATCCATACTGGAGGTAAATGGGCTTTAGATGATCCTGCTAAGTTTGATCACTATGTAAATATGATTACTAAGTCTTCTAAATGGACAAGAGATGAAGCTAGAGATGCTTTACAAGCCTATAAAGACTCTGGCTATGGTATCGTAGGTTCAGAAGCTTCTCTGAAGAAGAATATGTTTGCTGATCCTAAACTCTTCCAGACACAAGCTGGTAAATGGTTGGATAAGGGAGACCTGTTCTTCAACGCTGGTGAAGGTTTTACTAGAGATACTGCCTTCTTTACTTCGTATCGTGAATGGTTGACCAACAACGTAGGACAGAAGCCTAATCAATATGATCTAGGTGAGATTATGCGTAGAGCTAGTGATATGAACTTCAATATGACTAGAGCCGCTAATTCAGCCATGCAAAGTAACTCTTATGCCTCTATTCCACTCCAATTCCAGACCTTTAGGTTTAGACAGATGGAGCTGATGCTCGGCGGTCTGTGGGGAGGTCTCACTGGTAAACCGGGGAGAATTACAGGCAAAGAGGCTGCTAGACTTTGGGCAACTTACTCAGTGCTCTATGGAATTCCCACAGGAACTTCCGCATGGGCAGGCTATAACTTCTACGAAGATATACGGGTTAAAGCTAAAGAGTACGGCTTTAACTTCGATGATAATAAATTCGCTAAAGCTATGAACGAAGGTATTATTGCCTTCTCAGCATACTTAGCAACAGGAAAGAACCTGAGCGTAGCTTCTTCTTGGGGTCCCGGTGCTTCTACACTTCCTAAGGATGTGTGGGATAGCTGGCACGATAAGGAAGGTGCTAAGACATGGGCAGAACTTATTACCGGACCTTCTGGTAGCAGTATTAAAGCTATCTACGAAAGCATGAAGCCTGTAGCTCGATGGGGTATTGGTAAGATCACTGGTGAAGAATACCCACTCATGCCAGAAGACTACTCCAGATTTACTTCTATTGCAGCCACTACAGACAATGTACGTAAAGCTTGGCAAGCATACAATCTACAGAAAGAGTTCACTAAAAATGGAACTCTGGTAGGTTCAGCTACCACTTGGGATGGTATTCTTAAGGCAGTGTTCGGTTTAAATAACCAAGACTACCAAGATGCACTATTCAAGATTAAGAGTGATAAAGTAATCAGAGGATACCAAGAAGACGCTAAGAAAGAGATGCGCCCTCTATACCAGAAAGCTAAAGAAGCTTTGGCAGCTAATGAGACTGCTAGAGCTAAAGAATACATGGATCAAGCCAGAGTAATTAAACAGAAGAACGACATTTCAGATGCAGATGCTGCACAACTATACCTAGAACAAGGAACACAAGGATTGAACGATACCGTTAACAGTTTGCTCTATAGGGCTCCTAAGGCATCTGAAAGAGAGCGTAACTACAATAGACTTTTGAAGGATAACCAATAATGCCATTCGCTGATCCCGCAGGTGGATTCTTCTCCCCTAATATGCCTTCAGGAGGTCCTGTAGACATCCCCCGCCTACCTCTACAACCTCTACCAGATACTCAGAACATTGGCTCTCCACGTTCTCAACCCTTTGAGCTTGTAAGGCCAGTCAGCTATGAAGCTGATAAAACAGCTGGAATAGCTCTCAGAGGTACTGCAGAGGCTCTAGGCAATGCTGTCGAAGGTATTGATAATGCTGTTAAGATTAGTGCTGTAAATGAAGTCCGTAAGGAACTTGGAGCACTCTTCAACAAGCAGATACAGGCAGGTCTGGAAGAGAAGCAAGAACTTCTATCTGAACGTACAGACAATCAAGACAGACTTGCTAATACTCCAGTAGGATTATCCCAAGGTCTAGGCCGTCTATCTGCACTGGAGAAAGCAGCTAGAAGCGGTCCTATTTCCGATAGTGGACTACAAGCCAGAGCTAGTGAAATCATAGCCGGACTTAAGACACGCTATCCCGGATATGGACACGTCATTGAAGACGCTGGTGAACGTCTGTTCGGTGTATCCGCTGAGAAGCAAAGGTCTGCTGTCCAAAAGGATATTGATGCTATTCGTAAAGCTCAGGTAGATAGGATTGATCAGAGGGAGAAATTCCTTCTCTCCAACATCAACGATCTCCCCAGTGACTGGAGAGACAGATCGTATCTTGAGAATGAAAAGATCATTCACTCTAAGCAGGTTGCAAGACAGAAGTATAAAGATGATGAGCTGAAGATTAAAGCTGAGGCAGAAGCTGGAATACTTCCTTGGCAGAAAGCTGGTAACAGTCTCTCTTGGCAAGGAACTCTTAAAAGCTCTGAGATGATTAATGAAGTGACCAGAGCTTTAGAGAAAAAGGGTTATAAGCTAGAAGATATTACAGCCGGTCGAATTGATCCTACTGAGCTACAATTTGTAGTTACTTCTTTAGGCTCTATGAATGATGCCTATAAACGGCATATGAGTTTAGCTGCTACTACTCAAAGTTTTGATTCTACTAATCCCGGACTAACTCCCTACAACATTATGCGTAATGCTAATAAAGGGGATGAAGTAGATAAGATTATTCAACAGTCCAATAACATTGAACGTCTGTTAACGGCTATTACCAACAAAGAGTGGGGAGCTGTTGGTTCTATTGCCAGAGAATTAAAGTCAATAGAAACAGCTAGAGAAGCTGAGATTATGAAAAATAATCCAGAAATTCTAGATCACTCTATTCTTAATCAAAGGTTAGGACCTACTTATGCAGCAGTAGCTTCAGTAAATACTAAATTACAAGGTTCTATTGCTAATGCTGTAAGTCAATTAGGTAAAAGACGTATGCTTTCCACTGGATTTTTCAGTGATAAACTACGATCTATCCAAGAACAGCATAAAAATGAATATGGTATGGACCTTTCTTCTGGGGCTGTGAATGAATATATCAGCGATGCTACGACCGTTCTAGCTGCTCAAGATATTCCAGATAAACAGTATCATGCCCAATTCTTTAAGAGTGTGTATTTAGACCCTAATAATACTTATTTACTAACTGGTATTGCTAAATCAGGTGGTGGTATTAATGATGCCATAAGTGTTTATAATAGGTTTATCTCTCCTGAAATTACTCAGAACGTAATTAAACGTATGCCTGAGGATATTAAGCAGGGGTATACTGCATGGGCAGAAAATAACTTCGCTAAACTAGCTCCTAGACTTGGTGAGGATATTAATTCTATGGTCACTAAGAACCCTTATTATAATGTAGTTTATGATGAAGCTACCAGTAAGTTTGTTACTGTAGCTACTCAAGCGGGTAAGGATAGACCTGATCTATACGCCCAAGCTATAGGGATGCATGGTAAAGCAGTACCTAGTAACTTAGATAAGCTTAATACCTCTCTAGGGCTCTTAAAACCGATTATAGAGGCATCTGGCAGAGACTTTAACGAATACGTTAAGACTCTACCGTATCTACAACCTTCTGATATGAAGAAGGAAGATAGTTTCCTCAATAAAAGACAGCAGCACCTAGACCGTAAAGGATACGGGAAGACGGCTAGTGATGTTGAAGTAGCTCCTGTTCTGAACCTAATTAGGAGAGGAGAGGCTTCTGGTGGCTATGATATTATGTTCGGAGATAGTAACTTCAAAGCTACTAGTATGACTGTAGGTGAAGTTCTATCTGAACAGCAGAAGAGAATAGCTGGTGGAGCTAAGTCTGTAGCTGTAGGTGGGTATCAGTTCATTAATGAAACTCTAAAAGGTCTTGTTAAAGACATGAAGATAGACATGAATGAACAGTTCAGCCCTCAACTACAAGACAGACTAGCCACTGAACTACTCAATCGCAGAGGCTACCAAGATTATAAAGCAGGAAAGCTCCCTAAGTCAAAGCTGATTGACAACTTATCTAAGGAATGGGCAGCTCTACCTAATATGTCTGGTAAGGGAAGTTACGATGGAGATGGTCTAAACAAGGCTAATGTCACCTTAGCAGAGCTAATAGACATACTATAGTATATAAGATTAAACACATACATAGAATAACTCTTATATCCTAACGATAAGCTAACGTCTATTATGTGTTATCACTCTTATAATACACCATAACCAACACAAACTACCATATGACCCTCTTATATATGTATACTATAGTAACCATGGTTACTATGTAATACATGGTAAGAGGGTCGTCTCTGTTAAGGAGACAGGAGAAGGAGTCTCTGTAAGGAGACATAGAG